TCAGGATTTGGTGTGAGTGACGGTGCCAGCGGTCAGGATGCGCAGCACCCTGATCGCTTCCTCGCCGCTGGTGCGCGGTTCGGCGCGCGTCTCGATGCACTGGATGAAATGCTCCAGCTCGCGCGTCAGCGGCATGCCCTGGGCAACCGCGACATAGGACGGCTCGTTGGTGGTGAACGCCCACTGGCCGCTGTCCTGCCACACCGCGTGGCGGTAGACCGCAAGCTTACGCTCCCATGGCTCGACATCGTCGAACACAGCCATCGCCTTGGTACCGACCACGGTCAGCCGGCGCTCGCGATAGGGGTTGAGCCGCGACGTGAAGAGATGGCTGCGCAGCCCGTTGGGAAAGCGCATATGCAGGTGCGCGAAATCGCTGAGATTGTCGAGGAGGGCCGCCCCCTCGCCGCGCACCTCGATCGGCTCGGTGCCGGTGATGGCCAGGATCATCGACAGATCGTGCGGCGCCAGGTCCCATAGCGCATCGTTCTCGGTATGGAACTTGCCGAGCCCCAGCCGGTGCGAATGGATGTAACGGACCTCGCCGAGCTCGCCCTTGTCGATCAGCCCTTTCAGCGTCTCGAAGGCGGGATGGAAGCGCAGGACATGGCCGACCATGAATACACGCTTATTGTCCTTGGCCGCCTGCACCGAGCGCTCGGCATCGGCCACCGTCAGCGCGATCGGCTTTTCCACCAGCACGTCCTTGCCGTTCTCGACGGCGCGCACGGCGAGGTCGGCATGGAACTGCGGCGGCAAGGCCATGATGATGGCGTCGATGTCATCGCGCACGAACAACTGGTCCGGCTCGATCGCCAGGCAGTCCTGTTCGCTGGCGAAACCTTCGGCGCGGGCACGATTGGTGTCGGAAACCGCGTGCAACGCGCCGAGCGCCTTGAGGGTGCGGATGTGGTTTGAGCCCCAGTATCCGCAACCGAGGACTGCAATGCGCGGCTTCATCTGTTTCAAACTCTAAAAACTCGTGGCCGAGACATAGCGACGTGCCCCGTCGAACTCAACCCCGGCGGCCGCATCCAGGTGTTCGCGCGGCAAAGCTTTTCGCCATCGAGAATATGCGGCCCTATCGAATGCATCGAAGCTTGACAGGCTCGCCCTCCCAACCTTATATCCGCCCGACCTTGGCGAACGCCTCGAAATGCCTTGCGATTTAAGGCGGATTTCGGGCCTTTCGCCGCCCTGGCGGGGTAGCTCAGTTGGTTAGAGCACGGGAATCATAATCCTGGGGTCGGGGGTTCAAGTCCCTCTCCCGCTACCAGCCCTCTCTAGGGCCTCCAAAAAACCTAATAAAATCAATGGGACGCCCCTTCCTTGTGTCCCTATACGTCCCAATGCATCCCTTGATGTGGATTCATTTGTGGGTATGTTGGCCATCTGTCGAGTCCACAGTTGAGTAGATCGTAGCCATGCCTCTAACTGACATTCAGTGCCGGAACGCCAAGCCGAGCGGCGACGGATCGCTCGTGAAGCTCGCGGACGGTGGCGGCCTTTTCCTCGCCGTCACCCCGGCCGGTGGCAAGTACTGGCGCATGGCCTACCGGTTCGAGGGCAAGCAGAAGCTGCTCTCGATCGGCGAGTACCCTGACGTTGGGCTTGGGGATGCAAGGGCGCTGCGGGCTGCCAACAAGAGGATACTCGACAACGGCAAAGACCCTGCCGTGAACAAGGCCATCGCTGCCACGGGCGGCCCGGAGGCGTTCGAGACCGTTGCACGCGAATGGCTCGAAGCGCAGAAGGCCGCCTGGGTGCCAGAGCACTATCAACGCGTGCTTGGGCGCTTCGAGGCCGACGTGTTTCCCGAGATCGGCGCCATGCGCTGCCGCGACATCTCTGCGGCCAAGGTGCTGGAAGTCCTAAAGAAGGTCGAGCAGCGCGGCGCGCTCGATGTCACCAAGCGTATACGCCAGTCAATCGGCAAGGTGTTCCGCCTGGCCATCGCCACGGGCCGAGACGAGCGCAACCCCGCTGCCGACCTGGTGGACGCGCTCAAGGCCCGGCCGAAGGTCAAACATATGGCGGCGCTCGAAGCAGACGAGATCTGCGAGTTCATGAGCAAGTTGGCGGCCTACGACGGCGAACGGCAGACGCGCGTGGCCATTGAACTGATCATGCACACGATGCTCCGCACCAACGAGCTTCGCTTCGGCAAATGGACCGAGATCAAAGGCGACCATTGGCTCATCAGCGCCGAGCGCATGAAGATGTCTCGCGACCACAAGGTGCCGCTCAGTAGGCAGGCAAAGGCGTTGTTGGGCGAATTGAAGGCGATTGCCGGCAACTCGGAATGGATCGTCCCCGGTGCCGGCCGCGAGAAGCCGATCAGCCAGAACACGATGATCTTCGCGCTTTACCGGCTCGGATATCACAGCCGCCTCACGGTTCACGGCTTCCGGTCGACGGCATCGACGATCCTGAACGAGTCCGGCTTGTGGAGCCCCGACGCGATCGAGCGCCAGCTTGCGCACGTCCACGGCGACAAGGTGCGCTCTGCCTACAACCGTTCGGAATATTGGGCAGAGCGTGTCAGGATGATGGAGTGGTGGAGCAACTACCTGACCGAGCGCAATTCGAACGATCTGTCGGCGCTCCTGGCGTAAGTGCGGCTGGTGGTACTCACCCCATTTTTCCGCTGCGTTGTGACCAGCGGCACCGCGATCCAATCAGGTGATGAAAGCTTCGTCGCAGCGCTCACAGTGCGCTAAAATGAAACCTGGCGCTTCGCGGACAGACCTTGTGCGATCGTTCCCTTGGCATTTTGGGCATGGGCGCATTCCCCATTCCTTTGCGACCGTTCGACTTCCCATGCGCCACTGCCGCCAGTGGCTGACAGCGTAGCGCTTGTTGTAGCTTCGGATGTAGTCCGCTTCGGTGATTGCTCCCATCACCCCGCCCGCAGAATTTTGTCCAACGTATCTTTGCGAACCTGACCTCGAAGGTTGACATCGATACAGCCTACCGAGCGAGTTGGCCCTTGCGGGTACTTCGAATCGTCAATGACGCGAATGAAGTGCGAGTAGAAACCGCGTTGCTCGAACGGCCTAAAACCGGCAGCCTCGATCTCTGCCTTCGCGTCCTGTTTCTTCATGCGAGCAAATCCTCCAAACTCAGGCTGCCAGAAGCCACGTCAGCAACGGCTTCAAGTTCAATGGTACGATGTTCGAGGCAGGCGTCAATGAAATCGATCGTGGCTTCCGCGTCGATCGCGTTGCCGTAGGCTTTGAGCATCCCTTGGCGCGACTTGCCCGCATAGGGGCTGCCGCTGTCCACTCGGAAGGAAGCCCCATCAACCAGCGGGAATGATCCGGGTCTAATTGGCCGCCACTTCTCATCTCGGCAGAAGACCCAATCAGCATCTCGCCAGAAGCCGTTAGTCGGGCCGGGCCGAGGGTGCGAGCGATCTGATCCATACCCATCTCGTCCTTCCGCTCGCCTGAGCGGCTGCGAAAATTGTCCACGGCCGGCGTCGGCCAACCCGTCAAATGAACATCGATCCCCAATTCCGACGATTTGTCCGGCCGCTCCAAAAACCTGTCCGCCGCTTCCGACGATCTGCGGGCCATCTGCTCGTCCGCAGCTTTCGGAGTGGGCCAGCCGGTCAACGCTGCCGCGTGGTTCAGAGTGAACTGTATCTTCCCACCATTCTCGCGAGTCAGATTCAACAGGTCCTTCGGAGTTCGCCCACCGCTGCCCATGTTCGCGTCTGTCGTCGGCCAGCCGGCCAAGTTCGCCTGACGCGGCAACTGATCGAAGCGCTGCTTCCCGGTGTCCTCCCTCGGTGGCAAATCCTCCCCCGAATCCTTCCAGTCGCGGCTCGATGCCGTCGACCAGCCAGACAGCATCACCTGATCGTTCAGATTGGCCATCCCATGGCCCTCGGCCTTCTTCGCGGTGATGTAGTCCTCGCTGTGGGCCGGAAAGTGATCCCGTGCCTGCGGGGTCGCCCAATGCGCCTGCGGCAGGTCGAAGATCGTAGGCGTAGATTCGGAGGCGTTGGCGGATGTGCGGCGCCCCACTGCCCGCAGAGCAGGTATCGAGCGCCCCGATGGCATATCCCTCCGCTTCCATGTCAGTTTGTACAAGGTCGAGCCAACCAAGGCCGTCCTTGCTCGCAACCTGCTCTCCAAAGAAGCGCTCAGGGCGGCGCTCTCGGATGAGATGTAGGAGGGCTGGCCATAGGTGCCGCTCGTCATCCATCCCATCGCCTTTGCCTGCCGCGCTGAAAGGCTGGCAGGGGCATGATCCGGTCCACAGAGCAGTATCATCCGAGATGCCCGCGCGACGGAGGGCGTAACTCCAAACGCCGATGCCAGCGAAGAAATGAACTTGTCGGAATCCTCGGAGATCATCCCCTCGAATATCTTCAATGCTTCGTCGATCGACAATCCCAGGTGCGATATGGCCGAGCCGGATGAGGTTTTCGAGCCAGTCGGCGGCGTAGTCGTCGATCTCGTTGTAGAGAGCATAGGCGGTCATGGAAGCTCCGTTCAGGGAGCTTCACATTATCACGTTTACCGTGACTTTCAACTATAAACGTGAAAGTCACAATCTTTCGGAAAACGTCTTCACTTCCTTGAAGGCGTGCGTGTCGGCAAGGCGAACCTCATAGCTATCGCCCTTCCTGGTGCCAACCTTCTCGATCGTCTCCCAATCAAGCTCGTAAATGACAACTTGGAAGTTCGGCTGCGGCACGACGCCAAGCACGATCACATCGCTGCGGGCCTCTGTCGGCACCACGAAATAGCCGCCGCGCTCGCCGATGATGGCAGCAACGTGAAAGCGATAGTGCGCCCCACGGATGATCGCATAGAGGTTGACCTTGTTGGCCTGCGCCACGCCATCGTTTTCCTCGGGGAACGACGGGTGTCCGCCGCCGATCTGAATGAAGCCCGCGACCAGGTTCACCGCGCCGCCTGCAACCACGTTGTGCGTCTTGCGCTGCGCTTCCGACAAATCGGGCGCCCGGCCCGCTGACAGCCAGCCTTCGTCGATCTTGAGTATCTGCGCGAGCGCCTTCATCGCGGGATGGCGCGGCCTGGTCTCGCCTGCAAACCATTTGCGGACGGTCTCCTTCGCCACCTGCACCTTATGCTGTTCGAGCCTATCCACGAACCAGCCGAGGCGACCATGGTTCAACGGCGGGACATCGGGGTTGCCATCGCACGCCTGCTCCAAGCGGCGACCAAAATCAGGATGAGCTATATCTTTCAATTGTGTCTCCTTATCAAAATGTCCCCGAACCGCAATCAGTATCCTTTCCGCCGAATCTACAACGTGGAAATGTGCACATTATAAGTGAAAGTCAAGTGCGAAGCGTGAAATTTCGAATGATGCGATCTTGAGTGGCATCTCTGTCGTTGAGGATGGTTAAGGCCCGTTCGTCGTAGGTCCCCTCGGCGATGATTGGATAAATTAGCACTTGCTCACGTTGTCCCGGCCGTGGCAATCGCATGTTAGCCTGCATCCAAAGCTCCAATGAGAAAGTCAGCCCGTACCAGGCGGCCAAGTGCCCTCCATACTGCAAATTTGTGCCATGGCCAATGGATGCGGGATGCGCAAGGCCAAGTCTAATTTTGTTTTTATTCCAGTCGCTTACGAAATCCTTGCTCTCGTTTGCGACCACGGCGTGAGGATAACGTTTTCTAATGGCGTCCTTGTCGAACTTGAAGCCGTAGAAGACGAGTAGGTTTTCCCCTTGAGCGGTCTCGATCAGTTCGTCAAGCGCTTCCATCTTCGCGTCGTGGATATGCACCACTGAGCGATCTTCCTTGTACATATGGCCGTTGGCGAACTGCAGTAACTTATTCGCGAGCACCCCGTTCGAGACCGCCTCCACGTCGTATGGTTCACACAAAAGTGTCCGCTCGAATTCCCGGTAGTCGTGCATTGCCCGTTCCGGCAGCCGCACTTTCATCGGAACGAATTGCGCATCTTCGCAGACTTTTTCCTGCGGAATTGTGACGAGCAGGTCCTGCAGCCGTTCGAGAATGTCCGCCTCGGCACCAGGCTTCGGTTCGACCGTGTGGGTGTATTCATCCTTGTCAAACCAGCGCCGCTCGAACTCGGACTTGTCTCGGCCAAGCCGCTGCCCCTGATCGAGCAGATATGCCTGTGCCCAAAGATCGATCAGCCCCTTCGGCGCCGGGGTTCCCGTCAACTCGATCACGCGGCTGATTTTGCGCCGTGCGGTCGTCATGATCCCGAACCGGGTCTGATTGCCGCCCTTGCGGACCTTGTGGACGATCTTGCCCTCGGCGGTGACGGTCTTGACCTTCGCCGGCTTGGTGCGTCCCTCGCCGCTTTTCATGCGGGACGACTCGTCGATAACCACGGTGTCCCAATACCAGTTGTCGACCGTGCGTATCGTCTGAGCGAGCCAGGGCAGGTTCTCGAAGTTGATCGTGGTGATCTCGGCCCGGCGCTTTATCGCCGCCAGCCGTTCCTCGGGCTCGCCCACGGCGACGGCATAGGAGAGCGCGCGGGTGTGTCGCCAGGTGTTGATCTCATCTGGCCAGGTGTTCGCCGCGACGAAGCGGGGAGCGATCACGAGGACGTGCTGAACCTCGAAGCGGCTGAGCAGATCGTAGAGCCCATCGAGAGTGGCGCCGGTCTTGCCGCTGCCCATGCCGCTGATGATGAGCTTCGCCGGATCGCCCTTGACGATGCTCGAAATGATCCGCTGTGCGTTGCGCAGATCGGAGCGCTGACGGACGGGTGCGTTCATACGAGCAGGTCCGACATCTTGCTCTTGAGGAAGGCAATAGCGTCCTCGCCGGTATAGAACACATGCACCGTCACGCCCACGGCCGCGAAGCGCTTGAATTCTTCCTTCTGGCCTTCCGATAGCTTGCCGTCGCGCGAGGGCGTTTTGCCCTTCCGCTTCATCTCGATCAGGAACAGTTGGCCATAGCCGGCAAACAGGCGATCCGGCGCGCTGCGGCGACCGATCCACTGGAGCTTTCGCACCACCCAACCGTTGTTCTCGGCCCACGCCACCACGTCGAGTTCTTCATTTTGCTCGACGCGACGCTCGGTGAAGTCGAAATCGTCGAGCACCCTCACGCCGGCAGCGCCTGGCGCTGAGCAAGGAAGCTTTCGGAGGCTTGCCTGTTCATGAGCGCCTTGTTCTTATGGAGCGACCAGCGCGGCGACTGGTAGCCGGATCGTTCCCACGTCAGGGCTATCATTCTGTCGGCGAACGCTTCCTCACGAGCCCAATACGCGGCGTCTTGTTCAAGCTGTTCTGTCGTCCAGTACTTGCGGGCACTGCTCATGCTGCTAGGCTCCAAAGTGCGTAGAAAATGAAACGGTTCGCCTTCGTCAGACGGATCGGCTTGCGCGGCTCGACCTTGGGTCCGTAGAAGCCGAGATCGGAAAGCATTTCCTCGGCCTCGGCGATGTAGCGGTCATAGTCGATGTCGGCCGGAAACTCGTCGGGCAGCCTCATGCACTCAATGGCGCCGTCCGACTTCGGCACCTTGGCGAAGTTGCCCGTTGTCTCGTGCGGCTTGGCCTTGAAGATCGGCTCGCCGTCGAGCCCATAGTAAAACCGAACGGTCTTGCCCAAATACTCGCCGCGCCAGGTCGCGCCACCGGTTGCCTTGATGACCGTGACGAACTGCCGGATGTCGCGGCAGTTTCGGATGGTTTCCTCGACTGGCGTGCCGTTCTTGATTTTCGCCAGCGCCGCGTCCGAGCAGATCGTCGTCTGCGGGTTCTTCATCAACTGGCCGCGCACCGGATCGAAATCGTCGGGGTGCTCGCTCCACGGGTTGCCGAGCGGCCCTTTGCGCTTGTGCCCGCCGTCCTGCTTGATGGCGAAGTAGGAATTGACCGACTGGTTGTAGATCGCCTGGTACTGGCCGAATTCGAGATCGAGCGTGGTGTCGCGCTCCCACTGCTCGCAGATGTCGGCGAGCAGGGATGGCTTGAGACGGTCGCCGTCGAGCCCGGCGAAGTGCTCGCGCGGGCAATAGAACATCACGCCATCGGTGTTGCCGCTGACAACCTTGATGCCGGCGCGCTCGGCGCGCTCGATCAGCATCAGCAGCGTCAACTGACCGGTCAGCGTCACCGAGATCAGCAGGTGCGGCGCGTAGAGGATGCTGTGCCGGCTGCCGAGCTTTCCATACACACCGTTGAGCGCGATCTTGAAGCCCTTGTCCTTGACCTTGCAGCTTTCGAGTTCGGCTTCGAGCGCCTTTTTGCGGTCAGGGTCATTGACCTTTTTCAGTTCGTCCTTGATTTCCTTGGAGCGCTTTTTCGCTTTCAGGCGCTCGGCCTTGATCTCGCGATAGACTTCCAGGAAATGCGGCCCGAGGGCCTTCGGGTAGAGGCCGAGCAACAGGATGATGGCGGGATACTGCGACGCCACGTCGGCATCGACGAGCACATGCGTGTCGTTGGTTTGCAGGGCGCGATTGGCTTCCGTCGAATGCAGCCCGCCAATGCCCATCGTGTAGGTCGTGTCGCCGATGGTGACGGACGTTTCCGCCAGCCACTTCGGCATGTCCACCTTGCCCTCGTCGGTGATGGTGAAGTCCGTGTCGCGGAGCCGATCGAGGACCGACTGCAACTCGGGCGTCTCGAACTTCATGAATTCGGGGATGGGGTAGCGGAACGTCGTGCCGGCCTTGATCGAAGCCTTTTCCGGCCGGCTGCCGCTCAACTGCTCGACGCGCGTCTTGACGATCATTTCGCCGATCTGCGCGTCCGACTTGGACATGAAGTTCTTGCCGTACAGCGGCCCGAGCGCCCGGCGCAGTTCCAGTGGTTCCGCGAGCGCGTTCCAGAGGTTGTGCGTGGCGTCGAGATCGGAATGCAGGCAGTAGTTGCCGATGATGTCCATCTGCTCGGATGTCGGCCGTAGATCGGGGTCGAACGGCAAATCCTGCAACTGCTTGCCCTGCATCCGGCCATTGAGCGTCTTGAGGCTGGCAATGGCGTTCGGCTGCGGCTCGATCAGGTCGATATGCTTCTGCTTCAGGTCGAACGGAATGCGGATGCCGAGCAGGTCTTCAACCTCCCACCAGGGTACCCTGCCCTTGATGATGCGATCCGACGCCGCCTTCAATTTCTCGTTGGTCACGCTCTCGTCGAGCGAATACCAGAGCATCGGCAAATCGTAGGAGAGGCTGTTGAAGCCGACCGTCGTGTTACGCAGGAGCACGCTGCGGACATAGGCCCGGTCATAGTTCGGCTGGCGCCGGCTGAACTCGACGCCAACGCGCTTCCCGTCTTCCTCGCGCTTGAAGCCGATGTAGAAATAGTCGTGGAAGCACTCGATGTCGGTAAAGATTGTGCTCAAGGCGGACCCTCAGAGCCCGTCGAACGAAAGTGTGCCCTTCGCGGGCATGGCTTCGCCGCGCTCGATCTTTTGGGCGACTTCCAGGTTTGCCCTGGCTATATCGTGGGAGTTCGCGGCGTGCTGCATCTGCCGCTGTTTGCGGATGATGTAGGACATCAACGCAAGCTCCTTGGTAGGATATGCGTATCGCCTGCCCTCTGGATTTTTCAGGACGAACCGATCGACTCCATATTCGTCCAGAACGACGCATTTCGCGGTATGTCGAGCCACGGGCAGTTCCTGCAGAAATGGAACCTCGCCTGCCGTCCACGGGTCCACATACCGATAGTAAATTTCAACCATTTTGCGTGATTTTCCCGTAAAAAGTGAAAATGGGTGCGGCCGAAACCGCACCCAATTGCCGGATCAGATATCCAGATCGAAATCGTCCGACTTCGGCTTGCTCGATGTGCCCGAGGTCGAAGGGCCTTCGTCGAAGCTGTCGTCGGCTTCCAGCGTGTCGAAATCGTCGTCATCCACGTAGATGCCGCCGCCGCCGAGACGATCGCCGACCTGGCGCGAGCGAATTGCTTCGACCGAGCAGGTAATGCGCGGCGTGCCGCCGTTCTCGGTGCCGTACCACGACACGATCACGTCGCCGTAGGTTCCATTGTAGACGACTTCGGGGATTTCGCTGACTTCGATGACGCGCTTGTTGCGATCGCGAATCTGCGGGCGCTTGAGGCCACCACTCGGCCCCTTCGCACTGACGACAATGTTGCCTTCGTAACCCTTGTAGATTTCGCCGGCATCCGTCTTGAACCGATCGCCCTTCTTGAAGGAAAGGTTATCGGGCTTGTCATCCCACAACTGCTTCCACCAGTCCTCTGGCTTCTTGAACTCGCGTCCCGCAGCCTTCATCGCGGAGATGCAGGCGGCCTTGTTGCTGTCGTAGTCCGGCGTGCCCTTTTCGAGAATGAAATTGGCGCCGTGCTTCGGCTTTGCATTCGGGTCCTTGTTCTTCTTCGGCAGCGACGCTGTATGCAGCGAGTCTGCGAAGGAGATGCGGACGTTCGTCAAGGTGACGGTTCGGCCGGTTTTGTCTTTCTCGTTTACTTTTCCCATGGTCTCAGTTCCTTGGTATCTCGGTTGCTAGGTTTCTCAGGTTTCGGCGGTATCGAGGTCGTCAAAATCATCGTCCCACTGCACAAGTGCAGGCTTCGGATGATCTTCTGGCACCAGCTTTGGCTTTCCCGGTGGACGAACCAGAAGGGTTTGCAGGGCCTCCCACGTCTTGGGATGACCTGCCCTTTTTCTACCCGGCTTGACGAGCTTTTCGATCTCGCCGATGCCGATGAGTTCTCGGGGCTTGTATGCCTTGTCGCCGAGTGCGGCGGTCAGCAGTAACTCACCCTTTTTGACATCCTTGATGCGACGATCGCCAAGGTCGCCGTCGACTGCCTTCGAGCCCGGATCGGGCTTTCCATCCAGCGCGGCGCGCAGCGACTCGTCATGCAATTCGGCCAGTCTGGCACGAATGTCGGGAGCGTGCTTGACCACCAGCCAGCGGCGCTCGCCGACCAGGTTCTGCCGCTCGTAGCCGGGAATGATGGTGTTGGGCAGTTCTGGATAGGCGTCCGCCGCCATCTCCATCAGCCAGCGGTCACGCGGTGGACAGCCGCCAGGTGCCTTGCGAACTTCGCACCACTTGCAAGCTTTCTCGCTCGGCTTGAACTCGACATCGCCGGATTCAATCTTCGCGTAGACGGCCTTCATTTCCTCGCCGAACGCGAGCAGTTCGTCGAGCGTGATTTCCCAATACTTCATGCCGCCCGCGCGCGGCTGATCGATGTTGATCACGATCTTCTCGACGTGCGGGCGACCGAGGAAGTGCCACATGCCGAGGGCGTAAAGGCGCAACTGCTTGTTGCCTTTCGCGTCAACAGGAACGCCGGCCCCAAACTTCAAATCGGAGATGTAGAGCACGACGCCGGAACTGAGCGCGGTGCTTGACAGCCAGCCCGTGTCGCAGGTACCGAACTGATCCGGCAGCCATGGCGACAGGTCCACCTGGATTTCGACATGCGGCGCGCCAGTGTGCTCGCGGACCCAATCAATGCCGGTCTGCAGATGATCGGCCATCGTATCATCGACGACGTAGGTGAAACCGTCTGCGCTGATCGTGGCGCCGACGAAGTGCCGCGCATCCAGCCCGAAGACCAGACACATCTCGCGGACTTCGTGCGCAACGGTGCCCTCGGCAGACCAATCAGACGCGTCTCGATCGCCGATTGCGCCGTCAACATGCAGCTTGTCGAGCAGCCCCACGGATGCTGTGCATGTTGACCAGCGATCGCAGCCGGAAGGGGAGAGACGCGCGTGCGAACCCATCAGAAAGGAATCTCGCCCATCGGTTCAGGGATTGAACGTGGCCGCGCCTCTACATCAACGATGTATATGGGTTCATGCCGAACACCCCGTTCGTCGATGATATGGAGACAGCCTTCCTCGCCCTCGTGGAGAACACCTCGCCACGCGCCGTTGATGACATAGAAGGCATGTGCCGTTCCAAATTCGGCTTGGATGCGGCGGTCAGTCGGAGCGCCGCCGAGCCAAGCGATTGTTCCTGGCGTGAGTTCGTCGAAGGCGATGTGACGGGAGATTTCCATTATGCGAACACGTCCCTCACAATGGCCCACAGGTCCGCGTCGCTCATCACGGCATGACGCACGAAGCCGTTGTCGGGCTTCTTGCCGATCGGGCAGAAGACGCGAACGGGGATCGGCCGCACGTCGCCCTTGAGCATCAGCGTCGCGGTGGGCTGGTTGACGAAGGTCTCGTGGACCCTGCCGGCCGGCAGCCGGTAACTTTCCCCGGCCGGCACGACCTGCGCATGATAGGGCGTGAGCCTGACCGGATCGCCGAGCGGGACAAGAACAGTGTCCTCGCCCTCACGAACTTGCGGCGTGTAAACGTCATGCGTGACCGGCAAAGCTCGTGCAGGATAAGCCTGGTAGGTCGCGTTGACCATCACGCCGCGCAGCACGAAGCTGTAGAAATCGAACCGGTGGTCGTGCAGTTGCGTCGCCTGGCTCTGGCGCGGGATCGCATGGTGGCCCCACACGTTGACCCGCTTGTTATCGGGCAGGTCGATCTGGATGAAGCCGTTGCCGTGGACGCGGATGCCGCTGCCCTGCTTCCTGATCTCGTCGAACGTGATCATGGCCTGTTCTCCATGTCGCCCTCGGCGGTGAACGGCCCCTCGAAGGAGACCGACCGATCGCCCCACTTGCGACGCGTTGACTTGTCGAAGGCCCCGACCGGGGTGCAGTAGACGAAGGGCGTTTCATCGACGATCCTCGCCGGGAAACGCTTCTCGCCGAGCACGACTAGGTGCCGGTATGCGGGGAAGATGTCGGGCGACATCAGAGCGAGCCGAACTGATACTTCAACTGCTCGAAAGGAATGCCCGAGCGCTCGGCCATTTTGGCGCAAACACGCTTCTGACGGTCGGTCTCAGCAGCGGCGGAGGCGGCACGCACCATGCGCTTGCGCTGGCCGCGCGTCGTGCCGAGCGTGCGATGCACTTCCGGCTCTTTGGCAGGGGTGCGGAAGCCACGGCCGCCGCGCATGATCGCGAGTGCCGACTTTCGCGCCAAGAAAGCGCCGCTGCCTTCGCCGAGCGGGTTGCCGAGTGTCTGACCGATCTCGCGGTTCATGATCTTGGCGAAGACCGTCTGGCCGAATAGGGATTTGCCGAAAAAGTTCACTGCTGTCTCCTTGTTTTCGAGGCGCTTGAGAAGCGAGCGGGAGGCCGCAGGGAAACAGCCCGCATCCGAGAGCTTGGGAGGACAATTCTCGGAGCCCGCTCGCCACCGAAGCGCCTCCCGGCGTGCTGCCGGGAGGACTGCGACAGGCGAATTCGGATCAGAGGTCGAGGTCGTCGTTGGACTTCTTCGGCGCCTCGGTGATGTCGCCCTTGGCGATGAGCTTCGCCACCTGGTCCTTGAACAGCGGGATCGCCGATTCCATGATGTGGTCGGCTGCCGATGCCTTCTCGACATCCGGCTTCTTGATCTTCTCGTGGTTCAGCAGGTTGCGCATCTTCTCCTTGCGCGCCTCGCGTTCCTCGGGGCGATCGGTGCCGGTGATGTAGCCGGCGATCAGGTCCTTGATGCCCTCATAGGGGTTGGTGCGGTTCTCGGGATCGGTCGAAATCTGACCCTTGCCGGCATCCTCGCCCTTCGTTTCGTCCTTCTTGCCGGCGTCGTCCTTCGCCTTGTCCTTGCCCTTGCCGGTGGCGGCGACTGCGGCTGTCACCTTCTCGACGGCATCGGTGCGCAGGGACAGCAAGTCCTTGGTGGCAGCGAGAAGAGCGTTGGTGGCGGCGGTGCTTTCTTTCAGTGCGGCCGTGTGTTCGGCGATTACAGCTTCGAGGCTCATAGTGTCTCCTGGTGGATGGGTTGAAAATCACGATTAACGTGAATGCATGGTCGTTAAATCACGTTTAAAGTCACGTTTCAAGCCCCATGTGCAATAATTTCACGTTTAACTTGATTTTGCGGAACAGCGGCGTTAAGGTCGCCTCAAATCCAACCAAGGGGACGTGATGGAACCGAATTCACAGTCGGCGGAACCGAAGCCAGCCTATACCGGCCGCCCGCGCAAAGACGACAACTTCAAATTCTACGATGGCGCTTTGAACAAACTCCTGCTCGACAAGCTGCCATCGGCCTGCATCAAGTTTGGCCGCATCGACACGCTCGCGCTGGCCAAGGCCACGGGGAACGCCCGTTTCACCATCTACCGGTGGCTGAATGAGCAGAGACTTTCCAAGAATGCCATCCGGTCGCTGCTCAAGGTCTCTGCCGAGACCGAGGAACGCAAGAAAAAGGGCAAGTTGAAGAAGGACGATCTGATCCCCTTCTTCGATCTCGGCGACGACCTCTGATTCCCGCAGGGGAAGGCGTAACATGGCAAGTGCTCCCACGCTCGACAGCGTGCTTGATTCCGTCCGTCCGCTAATCGAGGCCGGCGCGGCGCTGCATTGGTTGGTGCCGTTCGAAAAACGGCCAATCGCGAGAGATTGGTCAGCCGCAGCCGTGCAAACGGAGGCGTCGCTTCGCGCGAGCTACCGCGACAACGCCAACATCGGCATCCGGCTCGGTGAGCCGTCGAAGACCGAGGCTGGCTACCTTCATGTTTTCGATCTCGACATCCGAAAGCCCGAACTCGCCGCCGAGGCGTGGGCCGCAGTCGAGGCGCTTTGGCCCGGCGCGCGCACGCTGCCATCGGTCATCAGCGGTTCGGGCGGCGAGAGCCGCCACCTGTATTTTGTCGCCGAACAGCCATTGCGCAAGAAGACCCTGGCTCAGTCGAATGGCTTCGAGAAGCTGTGGGACGATCGGCAGCAGAAGTTCGTCGTCAAGCGCGACTGGATGATCGACCTGTTCGGCACGGGCGTCCAGGTCGTGCTGCCGCCCTCGATCCATCCCGACACCAAGCTTCCCTACCGATGGGAGCGCCCGCTCGATCTCGACATGATCGGCTTTGGCATCGGCCCAATCATTCCCGCCGAGGCGATCGAGAAATGGGGCGTGAAGACCTCCGTCGTCGAGGCCGGCGACGAGGAAGACGAACTTTTCGATCTCACCCGCTCCGAGCCAATGGACCTGGACGCGGCGCAGATCAGCGACATTCTCAAGCACATTCCCAACGACGGGGCCGGCGCCCACTATGACGACTATGTGCAGGTCGGCATGGCCTTGCATCACCAGTTCCGGGGCTCGAACGAGGGCTTCGAACGCTGGTGCGAATGGGCGAAGCAATCGGAGAAGTTTGACGCCAAGAACGCGGCTCTGCGCTGGCGTTCGTTCAGTCAGGATTCCAAGAACCCCGTCCGCATGGCGACGCTGATCCAGATCAGCCAGACCAACAAGCTCAAGGCCGAGTTCGATTTCGACGATGACGATGACGACGGCTTCGACAACCTGCCCGCTGTCATCGAGAAGAACGACCTCTCCGATTTGCTCGGCGTGGCTGACGGCAACGATCTCTCCGATTTGCTCGGCGACGGTCCCACGTCCGCCGCGAAAGCGGACAAAAAGGACGCTGTTGATCCTGACTGGCTGAGCAAGTTGCATCGCAACGAGGAAGGCGAGATCAAGAGCACCCTGCCCAACGTCGGCTTGATCGTCAATAATGACCAGCGGATGCGCCTGGTCGCCGCGTTCAATCAGTTCAGGCAAGAAATCGTGCTGATCGCAGAGCCGAAGCAGGCCCGAAAGAAGCGCGACTCAAGTCACGATCCGGTCAATCTGGAAGGCGAAATCTGGAAGCTCAAGGACCCGCTGAACGGCGACAACTGGACCGACAGCCACGACACAGCGATTCGCCACATCATTGAGTCCAAGACGCAGTTGAAGGGTTACGGGATCAAGGTCACTGACCGCGATCTGCGCGGTGCAATCGACATGAGCGCGCAGAAGCGCTCCTTCCACCCCGTCAAGAAGCTGCTCGCCTCCGAGACATGGGATGGCAAGCCCCGCGTTGAGAGCCTGTTCATTGATTACCTCGGCTGCGACGACAACGAGTACAACCGCCAGGCTTCGTTGATGACGTTCGTCGGCGCCGTGGCGCGCGTCATGCGGCCGGGCCACAAGTTCGACTTCGTGCCGATCCTTGAAGGCGCCCAGGGCAAGGGCAAATCCACGTTCATCGAAATCCTCGGGTTGCAGTGGTATAACGAACTGACCGGCGACATCAGCGACCCGAAGCAGATGGTCGAAGTGATGCAGGGCTCGTGGATTTTGGAAATCGGCGAGCTTTCCTCCATGGCCCGCGCCGAAGTCAACGACCTGAAAGCCTTCGTCAGCCGCACACACGACAAGGTGCGTCTCGCCTGGGAGAAGCGAGCCAAGGAATTCCCTCGGCAGTGCATCTTCATCGGCTCGACCAATGACCGCGAGTACCTGCGAGACCAGACCGGTGGCCGGCGCTTCTGGCCGATCGTCTGCAAGCTGGTGGGGCAGATCGACAATCCCCGGCTGCGCCGGGAAATTATGCAGGTATGGGCCGAGGCGCTGCACATCTTCCACGAGATGGAGAAGCAGTACAACGGCACCCTGCCGCTGTTCCTGACCGACCAGGCCGCCGAGCAGGCCCTCGTCATGCAGGAGAGCCGCCGCGTCGAGAGCAGTGAAGAGATGCTGGCGGGCAAGATCGAGGCGTGGCTTGACCAGCCTGTCGGCACCGACGAGGACTTCGACGATCTGGACCCGAATGCCCCGAAGACCTTCCGCAACGAGACCTCGGTTCAGCAGATTTGGGAAGAGATGCTGCGCCGCGACGGCTCGGTCCCGCACACCGAAGCCATGAAGATCGGCAAGGCCATGCTGATCGTCGGGTGGCATCGCACCGAGGGTCCGGTTACAGCCCGAGAAATCAACAAAAAATACGGAAAGTGTCGCGTCTACGTGCGACCCGGAACTGAGATATAATCGATCATCGAATAGGATTGAATTGACCCGCTTCGGCGGGTTTTTTCATGCCAAATGCAATCTGTTGCATGATGGGTTCCATCGCATCTGCGCTTTTCCGCGAAATGGAATGTATTCCACTTTCTCCCCGCCATTCTCAGCCTCTCACGCTCTCAGGCGGATTCCCATATAGTTTGCAGCGGCACCTTACGACCAGTCGGCTAGGCGTATGCCTCTCCTTCAGATCCTCCTTCTTATAAACTATATCTATTTTAGGGTGAGAAGGCTGAGAGAGTGAGACAGTACTGATTTAATTGAGCTTTTTCGCTCACCCTAGTCAAAATGAGACTGAGAATGACTGAGAAGCGGTTTTGCTGCGCCGAATTTAACCGAAATCACGTTAAGATTGAAATATTCCCATCTGCTACCCCGTTTTCGTGAGCATTCCTCATATTTCCGGGGGATTGTGAGTGATCCTCACGTTTGATCTCGTTTCTCTGCGCTGAATTTCACATTTCGCGTGAATCGCGCTCAGCGCCTCCCGCAGCCGATCGACCCACCCAGGAAGGACCCAAAGCCACCATGCTATTGATTTCATTGCGCTTTTCGTCGTCGATGAAGCGCGGACACAATCGATCATGCCGCCTATCGAATGTGCTAACCAATTGAATTCATTATGCAAATGTGTCCTATCCCCTGCCATGCATCATGCATCGGGCAGCGCTGCAGCATGTCAACGCGTTGAATCCGTTGCACAAAAGGCGATTGATCCTATCGCATTTGGACCTGCCACCATGCCGGCGCGGCCGGCCTAGTTGCCACGGGGCAAAGGCTGCAGAAGCGATGCGGGATATCCCGTTTCGGGCAGCGCCTCGACCTGGCAGCATCGAGCACGGCAGCCTCGACCACGGCAGCGCCTCGACCACGGCAGCGCCTCGACCACGGCAGCGCCTGGCCGCTGGCAAGCCCGAGCACATGGCGCAATGCTACCAGGCAGCGCGGCAGCCGGCTCGGGCAGCCATGGAAGGAATCCCGCGCGCGGCCTGAGATCACATTCCCGCGCCTCGGCAGCGATAGCGCGGCACGGGCAAAAGCTGGACGCATGGCCAAGCGCAACAATGCGCCGGTAGACATTGCCCTAGCTGGCGCCGCGCCTTGGAATGAGCGCTATATCACCACGGCAAGCCCGAGCGACTTCCACGCTTCCGGCTATCGGTTCGAACGGTTGGAATAGACCGCTTGACTCGGCAGCTAGTTTCACGTTTAATGTGAAAGTCACTAAACGGAGTCACGCTATGCAATTCGATCCTTCATACAAGCCGCGCCGCGACGGGCTGCCCGAAATGATCGCGGCGAAGATGGACTCCATTTTCTACGCTCGCCGCGCCGCTGGCTTGAATGTCCAGTTTGTGCGCGAAAGCGACGGGCAGCTTGACGAATGGTCGCTTGCCGATACTGAGCGGCGCGACGCGTTTACAGCTTCACTGCAGCGGCAAGGCATTGCCTTTGCCATTTCCCACTAGGAGTCGAGATCATGGCCACAATTCAGGAAAAGATTAAGCTTGCGCGCGCCTTCGGCAGCCTGATTCAAGGCGAACTATCCCCGCGCCAATTCCGCGCCATGTGCGACGCAAACAAGGCCGAACCGGAAGACTCTGGCGTATGCCACTCGCACGACTACGTCGACGCGAATATGACCATGCTTGCCGCCTTTCAAGCGACGTTCAACCGCGATCCGGCATTCCTGAGCGACTCGGAAGAAACGGCAGATTTGCAGCTTTGGAATGACGCATGGGCGATTGCCAAAGCTGCCGATTTCTTCGCCTGAATAGACTTTCACCTTTAACGGGAGATTCACCAATGCTTGCCAAATTGCTTGCAACCGCTTGCGCCACGGGCATTAGCGCCTTTGCGCTTGTGTATCGCATTCCAGCCCTGCCCGAGACGGCGCCACGGTTCGAAGTTCGAGTCGTCACCTATGACGGGCAGCTATTCATTGCCGGAAGCGGCGACGATTGCCGCGCGGCATGGCAAGGCGCCGAAGTGCCGAAGGGCTGGCAGTCAATCGAATGTGTCGACGCAAATGCGCCGCGCTTCGCCTTTCACTTTTAACGGGAGATTCACGACGATGGATCACAAACACGCCATTTCCCTTGTCACGCTGGCGCGCCACGCATGGCAGAACGGTTTCCCTATCACTGCCGACGTTTACATGCGGCAGGCGCTGGCTTGCCTCAATAGGACGCGCGACACGCGGCACAAGGCAGCGCTTTTCACCATTCGCAACAAAATGCGGCCGCGCGTCCAGGCTGCCCGCAATCCGTCGCCAATTGGAGCTTGAACCGTGTCCAAATATTTCCATGTCTCGCAAGGCTTGCGCGGTTGCTACATGCCCGACTCGGCCTATTGCATCAAAGTCGACACGCGGCGCGACCTGAAAAACGCGTTGGAATGGGAAGCGCGCGACATTCGCGACGCTGGATTCATTGGCTGCAGCAAAGCGGCCGTTGCAAGCCTTGCGGCTGCCGCATGGCGAGAAGCTCACAAGCGCAAGCCGTCGCTTTATCCGCACGTGGCGCCCTACGGCAGCCGCGACAATCGACATTCGGCGATTCATGTGTCGGTTGCGACGCGTGCCGAGTATCTGGAATCGCTTGACGACGAATAAGCCGGCCGCGCTTTCCCCTTCACAATTTCAAGGAGTCAAGATCATGAATGACCTGCTTTTGAACGCGTATCGCTTCCACCGCTTTGAAGCTGTTGGAAACGTCTATCCTGCCCGCAAGGGATATCGCCGACACAATCCCGCGAATGAGGCGCTAAAGGCTGCCCGTCGCGACGTTGCGGCCTATGCCGAGGCGCTTGCAGCCGGCGACACGAAAACCGCAAGCCGGTTCCGGCGATATCCGCGCGACCATTACGCGGCCGTGACATGGCAGAAGCGCGACACTGAGTCCCCTTCCTATGCCAAACGTGCCGAGTGCATTGCATTCGTCCAGGATTTCAGCGGCGCCGGCTTGCGCCATGTTGGCAACGTGGAAGCCGATACACCGCGCGGCAAGATTTGGAGCAACCGCGACTCCTGCGGCTGGTATAGCGACTATGACCAATCGGAAACGATTTATGGAGTCGTCTATCAGCTACCAGGCCGCGACGGCAAAGCGCGGTTTGTGGCAGGCTATGCCAGCGCGGGAGATTGCGACGGGCTGCCGACTCTCGACTTCGGCGCAGTCTATTCCGAAGATATGCGCGGCGATCGATACAATGAAAGCGCGCAAGATTTGGACGCTGCCCGCGACGCTGCCCGAGCGGCCGATTCCATGGCGCAAAGCGCGGCCGAAGATGAACGGGCATATAAAGCCGCTTGGCAGGCTGGCAGTCAGTTTGCCGAGCGTGCCGAGACCATTGCAGCCAATCGCAAAGCCGCGCTTGAATTGCTTGCCGAGCGGCGCCGCGCTGCCACGGCAGGCAAAGGCGAGGCATTCCAGGCGATTTGCGGCGCGATCCGCGACAAGGTGGACTCGTTGCTTGCCGAGATCGCAGAAGCCCGAGCCGAGCGCAAAAAGCTAAAGGCCGGCGACTATATCAGCGAATGGCTGCCCGGCTTCTATAGCGGCGACAAGCGGTTAAAATCGGCTTTTAATGAAGGCGCCGGCAAAACCATTTTCCCCTGTTGACTCGCAACGTGATTTCACGTTTAATGTGAAAGTCACGAAACGGAGTTAGACCCAATGGCACGCAAATCAAGCCTTCGCCGCAATCGCCAGCGTCGCGCCACAACCGCGCTAAACGTTGCAATCGCTTTCGCCTATGTCTCGGCAGCGATGGTTGTTGCGACGTGCTTGATTGCCTTCGGTTCTACACTCTAACTTTCACGATTAACGTGCATATCAACAAAAGGAGTCATGCCATGAAATATGAATCGCCCTATCGCCGCGACACTTTCGCAAATCGCACTGAAGGCCGAATCCGTCGCGACACGCGGCGCAACGCAATTGCCGCAAAGCGGCACTGGCTCGAGTCCTAGTCGGCCGCGCCTTCCATCCTTCCAAACCGTCAAACTCAGGGAATCCAAACCATGTCGACCATTGTTAGAAACGAATTCGCCGGGCAGGTCTTTGGCGTTGACGGCCGCTTTCACAACGTCGTTTTGTGGGGCGATGCTGCCACGTTCGCTAATCAGCATTTCACCACGGAAGCGCGGCCGGTCTCGGGATATGGCAAAGGCGCGACCATCCGGGCAGAATTGCGCTTCGATGATAACCCGCGCAACGGCCATAACACCTTTGCCATTACCGGCGAAGTGCGAGACCCTAGCGTTAGGCAGGATCGCGGAATCGTCGCTTGCGGTTGCTTGCACGACGAAATTGCAAAGGCTTTTCCTGAGCTTGCGCCGCTCATCCGCTGGCATTTGACGTCGACAGATGGTCCGATGCATTACGCGGCCAATGCCGTCTTTTTGGCAGGCAATCGCGACTATTGGGGAAAGCTTGCTGGCGAAGTCTCGGCGACGGAAACCGTTGTGCGCTTCGGCGATAATCCGATTTCCCATAGGCTGAAAAAGCCGTTTCTGGCCTTCCTGCAATCGGCGGCCGAAATCAATGGTCAAGGCCGGTTCGACTTCGAAGTTATCGCGGTTGCGCACGAAACCAGGCGCGGCGAGTCCTACAATTTCAAGCCGAAATACACCTTCGGAGGCTATGGCGTTGACTGGTATGGCTGCCCGTTCGACTCGGAGCGTGAGGCGCTGGAATTCCTAGGCGCTTTGCAGCGCTGCAATCCCCATTTTGACACGGTTGCGACTGCATGGGGCGAAGGCAAGGCGCGCGACCTGGACGCGGCGCGGCGTGCCGCCATTTGGCCGGAAGCAAGCGACGCGGAATTGAGCGTTGAACCGGAAGCACTGAAGGCAGCGCTTGCCGCTCGGCTGCCTGCTTTGATTGCCGAGTTTCGCCGCGACATGGAAACGGCCGGTTTCCTATGGCAGGCGCCAAACGCTTAACCGTTTTTCGGTTAATCCACCTTTCACCTTTAACGGGAGATTCACGCTATGCCCGAATTCATTTTGGACTCATCCGGCCGCGTTGACATGCCGCCACCTGCCGCGCCGCTCAGCTTTTCGGACCTGGACGCTTTCACGCAAGGCTATATCGAAGCGATTTTCTTTACCAATGAATGCCCGCAAGTCGACACGGAAGAATTCAACACGGCCGAGCATCAAGCCGCCATGGTGGAAGGCGCGGCCGATGGAGTCTTGCCGTGCGATGTCGGTTTCGCCGATTTGGCGCCCGAGACCTTGCAAGCGATCATTGCCGATTGCAGCGCCTGGCAGGTCGCAAACGCGGAATTGCTGGCGGCAGCCTATGCCCGCAACTATGAACCCGAGCAAGCCGGCCGCGACTATTGGTACACGCGAAACGGCCATGGAGTCGGCTTTTGGGATAGGTCCGAATTGGAACCGGACTCGGCCGAATATGAAGCGCTTACGGCCGAGATGGTCGAAAACCGCGATATCGCGGCAGCATGGCAAGCTGCCTATGACAAGCGCTCAGTTTTGAATGAGGAGTCGCTAGGCGAAAAGCTCAGCAAAGCCTGCCGCTATCGCACGGTTGACGTGTATTTCGGCGACGATGGAAAGGTGCATTTGTCATGACCTGGCACACATTCAACCGCGCGGACCTGGAGGCGTTCAAAGCGACCTGGCCTTGCCACGGGCTGCCCGACTCGCTCAATTCGCTTTCGTTCGAATTCGGCAGCAATGGCGATTTGGTCGACATCGAAGCCAAAGCCCGCAACGGGCGCCCGCTCGACTCGGCAGCCTTTGACGGACCTGCCATAGTCGCGCTTGCCGACGACGCCAAAAAGCTGGCAGCCGAGCCCGTGACTCCCGTGCTCTTTCGCGTTCATCGTGCGCCTAAGACCCATGGCGACGACGTGACGGCCGTTTTCCCTGCCGAGCCACACGACGCGGCCGGCCGCTATATGACCTGCTTTGACGGCAGCCACGGCGCTTGCGGCTGGGATTGGTACCGCCGCACGCGGCCGGCGACTCCCGCCGAATATGCCAGCTTGAAAGCTGAACTTGAAGCCGAGCCATATAACTATCGGCTGCAGGTTTTCCAGCGGATTCAGCCCGCGCACCGCGACACACTCCGCGCGGAAGTTCAGCGGCTGAATTCCAGGGAGTCCGTGTCATGACGGCGCTGCCATGGGATGACTTGAAAGTTTGTTTTGCGTGCGGCGACAATACAGAACGCCTTTGGAACGCGATGGATAGCGGGCGATTGACGCTGCCAACGGGCTGGCAATTGAACGAAACCAGTATTTCTGGAGCATCTGGCTATGTCGCAATTTTCCGCGTCGACGTGCTGCCAGTTCCGGCCGATGCTTACAGGGTCAAAGCCGAATTGAGGCGCTGGACAAGATGACGGCGCTGCAAATCGGCCATGGCGTCGCTATCCCCTGGCGCTACCTGTCACGGCATATCGGCATTTTTGGCGCTACAGGAACGGGCAAGTCGACGACGCTAGGCGCCATTGCCGAGCGTTCGCCTTGCCCGGTTTTGGTTCTGGACGCGAAAGGCGATTTGGCGTCGCTCGGGCAGCATCTCTTGCGGCCGGCAATGCGCGTCGACGCCATGGGCGCCGATTTGATCGCACGCGCGCTAGACCTGAGTGAAGCGCAAGCCGGCGCCCTTCAAATCGCGCTTGCATGGGCGGAAGATTCCGGCCGCGCCGTTGCCACACTGGCAGACTTGCGCGACCTGTTGAATGACGCCACGCGGCACGATTTAAGCCGCGACTATGGGCTGTTATCTCCCGTTTCCGTGGCTGCCGTCCAACGTGCTCTATTGCGCTTGGAACGCGGCGCCGCATGGGTCTTTCAAGACTCGCGCCATGATCCGCGCGACACGCAAGGAATCACGGTTTACGCGGCAGCCGAGTTGACGGCGCTACCAGGTCTTTATGGCGCCTTTGTCGCTCATACGCTGGAACGGCTTTATTCCGGTCTCGGCGAAGTCGGCGACACGGCAGCGCCTGGACTCATGGTCCTAATCGATGAGGCGCATTTGATCTTTGACGGCGCCACGGCTGCAATCGTGCGACGGATCGAACAAATCACGCGACTCATTCGATCGAAGGGAGTCGGGCTTATCTATGTCACGCAATCCCCTTCTGACTTGCCGCACATTGTCGCCGGGCAGCTTGCCACGCGGATTCAGCACGCGTTGCGCGCTTCCACGCCGCAGCATCACAAGGCGCTAAAGGCGGCTGCCGAGACCATGCCGGGCAGTATCAACGCGGCAAGCATTCTCGGGCTTGCTACCGGGCAGGCAATGGTTAGCACGCCAGACAAGGCCGGCAAGCCGCTACCAGGTCGAGTCGTCGCAATCCAGCGCGGCCGGCTGCCATTGCACGCGGTTGATTTGCCGCCTGCCAGCGTGCCACGGCAGCGCCTGAGACCTGGCGAGCCGAGCCGAGCGGCGCCGGCCGCGACACGTCCTAAACCGTGGTGGCATTGGCCGCTAATCCTGGCGGCCGTCCTATGGGGACTCGTGGCGCTAGGTCTTGTGAAGTGAATTGAAGCCCGGTTGCAAGCCGGGCTTTTTCTTTTGGCCGCGCCTAGCCTCTAATGCATTCGTGTTTGATGGAGTCCGCGAAATTGCGGGCTGCCAGCGCCTTTGCGTCGCCGCTTGCCGCTATCGGCTCGGCATAGGCGCGGGATACGATTTCCAGCCCGTCGCCGCTTGCCTGGCGCATGGCGGCCGACTCTTCGGTTCCTATCTGCCGTAGCGCCATTGCAGCGCCTGCCGCTTCGGCAAGCCGGTTGCACCTGGCAAAGTCGATTTGCGCCACGGGCGCCGGCCGTTCTGGAATCTTGACCATGGCATTGGCAGCCGCGACGGCCGCGCCTATCGCCACGAGTCCCCATAGCTTGCGCATTGCGATTTCCTCCCCTGCCCGGTCTCGATCCCGCTTCAGTATCACGGCTGCCCGGCGCCCGTCGATAGCGTAATATTATAACATATCAGAGGCGCTGCCGGCGACCTGGCGCGCGCTCGACCTGCGAGATTGAACGGCGCTCGATGCCGCCTTGGCGGCGGGGACCAGGTGGCAGGGTCGGCGGCCCCGGAGAAATAGACCCCGGAGAAATAGACCCAGGTCGCCCCGGAGAAAATCACACGGCGACCCCTCAGAGAAAATCATTTCGACCGCGCCAGGATCGGAACCGTTTTGGACTCCAAATCGTAGCTGCCGGTCTTTGCCGACTCGACGCGTCGAGCCCCTTCACGCAGAAGCACATTGGAATTGGTGCGTTGCGTCAGCGCGGCCTCGAACGCTGCTTTGGCCACGGCGAAATTGTTCATCTCGCCAATGCGCTCGACGGTTGCCCCCTCCCCGTCGACACATTCGATCTGATAGCTGTAATCGTAGACACGTCGTGGTCCCATGGCGATGCTCCTTTAGGGTATCGCCGCAACGAGTTCGAGCAAAGCATGTTCCACTTTCGTTCTCAAGATGGCGTCGGAGAAATAGGGGCTCCGAGGAAAATCAGACGGGTGTCATTTTTCACTTGACGGGTTAGAGATATTCACGTTAAAAGTGAAATTAGCACAGGGAGACAGATCGTGACCTACAGCCCAACCGCCGAGAAACTGATGCTCGCCAAGCGCCTCCTGATGGATGCGTACAAGATTGGCTATGCCGAAGGTTTGCCTGAGACGATGCTGCGCCAGATCGACGCCCTCGCAGGCAAGGCCGAGGGTCTTCAAAACCGTATCGAGCAGAGGGGGCCTACGCGGAAATGAGCGCCGAAGAACGCATCCGGCAGCAGATTGCCGCGCAGGTCGAGACGGACATGTATAGAGCCATTTATGGCGTCGCGACGACATCGACGGTGACAGCAGAGGAAAAGCCGTTTCAGGTCGGCAAGATGCTAGCCTTGTGGGAAAACATCATCCGCGAGACGCGGCGAACTCAGGTGACATTTCGCGTCGATCTGGCTCACCCAGGTTCGATGTTGAAGTACGAGACGACCGACGAAGGCACCGTGATCGAGATGTCGTTCGTGCAGGCGCAGCAGCTTCATCAGAAATGGCCAATGCGGCTGCACAAGATACTGGACACGAACAGCGCTGAGTTCACGCCGGTAACGCCGTTCGACGTTTTCGTGCCGACAATCCTGCCGATGCCTCCATTTGTCATGCAGCAAGAGACGGAGACCGAGTCATGAGCGATAACGCCCTACCCGATTGGGTGAAGCCCGGCGCCGTCTACAGGGTCGGCGACCGCAAATATCATGTGCGCGGAATCGTCGATGGCATGGCCGTCGTCCGTTACTGGCGGCGTGCCAAGCAGCGGTGGGAATACAGCGTGGAAGACGACACTTATTTCGCGGTCTATGGCGACCGCGTGGTTGTCGAGAAGGCTGTCGATGTCGTCCTCGATCCGGCGCCGGGCACAGTCATGCACACGCCCTTCGCCACTGCTGAGCGACTGAAGGTCGGCGACCAGGTGAGCCTTAACGCCGATGGCAAGTTGCAGAAGGCGGTGCCCGGTCAGCATCATCTCGGCGTCCTGCCGCCCGGCACGATCTTCGGCGAAGGATTCGTCCAGGTGCCGGAAGATTGGTTCAGGTTAAACGCGAGCACGGAAGTGCTGCACAACATCAAGGTCGCGATCCTATGAGCCCGCAAGCCGTAAAACACATCGCCGCTCACTATCTCGACTACACGAGGCAGCGCGCGGCCGAAATAACCAGGGCTCGCGATCCTTATGAACAGGCGGTCGCCGCCATGGATCGTGCCTTCGGCCTCGGCGCGGAAGAAGCTCACGCCATCCTGCGCACCGATGCGGAGGCAAAGCGCATCTACGATTGTGCGCTGCAGGCGTTGATGGAGCAGCAACAGTCATGAGCCAGTGGGCCAAGTCATTCGTCTGCGAGGGCGTCACGGTATCCTGCCACGGCGAGACCTGGCGCGTGTCGAGCAAGAAGGGGAAGTTGCAATGAACAATCGTGAACTTCCCGGCAGCTTCGACGACGTGATCCGACTCGTCATGATCGAGATCAATAAAGCGGTCGCCGAAGGCACGTCGATTGAATCTGCTGTGCGGACGGCACTCTTTCCGGTGCTAGTGGGGCCGGTTCCCGAAAAGAAATCCACGCCGCATTTGACCGACGAACAGATTGAAGCGGTTCGCAACAGGGTGCGAAAATCGGATGACCGCCGGCCAATTGCCGACCGTCGATTTTTCCCGAAGACTGCCACTGAACGCGCTGTTTTGGAGGGTGACGGCTGGAGCACTCGCGAAGACGGCAGCATGTTCGAGCCGCAGACGGCAGGAAGGAAGCTGAAACGATGACCGCAAACGCTGAGAAGAAAGCCACCATAAGCGGCGCCGAGAAGAAGCGCGGCCCATGTCAGTATGCGGAAATCCAGCCAAATCGGGCAGGCAAGATCGTGATGCGCGCAGACGCAGTTTGGCCGTGCTCCGCGCCGCTGCCAGACCTTCCAGCGCTGCCGGTTTCGATCACGAAAAGCTATGGCTACAACTGGCCGCCGCGCCGCACCTATGTCGATCGAGATGACTGCGCGGACTGCCCGTGCTGGACTCCCCGCGAGGTATTGCCGCCTGTCGATCACGTTGCGGCTGCCGTCGCTGATGGATGGATTCGCCATGACGGTGGCGAGCGCCCTGTCGGCCCGAAGGATCGCGTTCACTTCCGCACTCTGCAAGAACTTGCGGACACGCGACCAAACATCTCAGAAAATGCTGATGGGCGAGCCGCCGACACGTTGCGATGGGAATGGAAGACGTTCGCTGACAGCGATCCGCACAACGACAACATCGCCGTCTACAAGGTAGTCGGCTGATGGCTGAGATCGAGACCACCTATCGCGGCCACCTGATCCGCTACGGCGAGAATTCCGACACCTGGTACGCGCATGACTTGGGCTTCGAGGCAAGCAACCAGTCGCTGGCCAAGCTCAAGACGCAGATCGACAAGATGTACCTCGATCTGCGGAAGAAGGCTGCGGTGAAGGCGTTCGAGATCAGACCCGGCTATATGGGCCAGCTACCAACGTGCGCCGAAGCGACCGTGACCGAGTACCTGAAATCGTTCTCCGAGAAGGACTACCGAACTGGCGGGCAAACTTTGACCCGCCATAAGGTTGCAGTCGTCGCGTTGCGCAGGGACAACGACCGCGCGAGCCGGGCAGAGAAGGAACTTTCGGACCTAATGCCCAACACGCCGGAAGCACAAGCCGCCTATGACGAGGCGCTGCGGCTCTACGAAGTCACAAAAGCCGCGCAGAAGGCCGCCGACGAGGCGTTCAAGGCTATCCCTCGCCTGTCGATCGACGACATCCGCGAGCTTGTCAGGATCAAGGAGAGCGAAGCAGCATGAGACACCAACGTCCAACCGCCAAGATGCTGCGCACCAGCGATGTGCAGACCACGTGGATGATCGATTGGCCGCTCGGCCCGCAGAAGTCCTACTATGCGACGACCTACCCGAACAGCGAACTCATTTCCCTCGAAACTTCCGCCACGCGACGGCCGGTATCGGGCCTGGTCGGCCGCAAGATCATGCCGCAAGTCCGCGACGCGATCGAGCGTGCCGGCTGGAAGTTCGCGGCGCCTGTCAAAGCGGCCAGAGAAACCGCCTACATGATCGTGCGCCATCTCCAAGTCGGCGACGAGGTTGTCATTGGCCTGTATCACCAGCAGGCGAATGCCGACGCCAGAGCCACCAGAGAAAACGACGCTGACGGGCCAAACTCCAAGAACGTGGAAGTCGTTCCTATCGAATTCGAGGATGAGCGAGCATGATCGCCTACACACTGCAGCAGCGCGACGGCGAGAGGATCGTGAAGCACGGCCGCTTCCGGGTTAAGACGACCACGCTGAAAAGCTATGACGTGATCGGCGCTGAAGGCCAAATCCTAGGCCAGGTTATGCACGAGATGGCGACCTTCGAACGCACGACGCGCGGACGAATGTACGTCAATTCGCGCTGGCAGTCGCCGCGCTGGTTTTATCGGCCTGCTGGCGAGTGGAGGCGCAGCATCGAATATACGTCGCGCAAGCAGGCGATCGAGGCCCTGTTGTTCGATGTCGCCTCGAAGCAGCCCTGATTTTTCCTCTCGTAACTTTCACTTTTAAATTGACATTCACCATTATTCGTGTGAATTGAACCATCGAAAGAGAGGCGAAGTGATACCTGTCGAAGTAGCAGCCGTCGCCATCATCCTCGGCGTCATTGTGCTCAATATCCTACTGCCTCTGGCTGTCACCAAGATCATGGAGAAATGGCTGTGAGCGTTCATTATCTGGTCGCCGGAAGCATGCGCCACGCGGAAACGACGGCCATCTGTGACTGGGGTTGGCGCCCTGATCACCTGCTTGGGCACAGGGGCTTCCGCAGACCGGATGGTGATTTCGTCATTCCGATAAGCGACCTTCAATATCTGCGAGGCGTCAGGGCGCCCTCCGAAATCTACCTCGGCTATGCCGCGCACTCGCTCCGATATCTTTCCGAAGCGCTGCACAGACTTCGGCTCGCCGGCTGCAAGGTGCATGACCAATGAACAGCAACCGTGAGACTAGGGGACTGCTCGCATGACAATGCTTCTGAAATTGGTGCTTATATTGGCGGTGCTCGCCGCCAGCGCCTTTGGATTTGCTCATTTCACTTTGTTTGCCGTTGCCGGCCGTCGCAAATCCCTTTGGTGGGCACTTGTTTTAATTCTCTCAGCCTGTCTGCTTTCCTCTTTGGCAACGAAGCCGGCCAAAGCACAAGACACCGCGTTTCTGATCGACGGTGACATGGGCGGCGCGGTGCTGCGCTATCATGCGAAGGCCAAGATCATCGGCCGCTCCAAGGTGATCGTCGATGGCGTTTGCCTGTCAGCCTGCGCGCTGTATCTGCGCAAAGATTGGAACCTCGACATTTGCTACACGCAGGCCGCGACATTCGGCTTTCACAAGCCGTACCAGGTGCTCGACAACGGCGCCATTCTGACCGGAATTTCGGCCATTACAACGGCTGACGCCGATTGGCGCCGCGAGTTCTATGATCAAATGCCTGCCGGCATCAGGGCCATGCTCATCGGCAAGCAGATTCCCGAGCCCGCCGCTGGCGATCCGCCCGACCGCTTCGTCTACATCAAGGCCCGCGACTTGGCCGGCGTGCTCAAGGCGTGCCCGAAGAATTGGGCGGCGAAGTACAAGACGCTCGTCGATGTTCACACCATGACCATCGGCACGGGAGCGCAGTGATGTTCAGGCTCAAAATCACACCACCAGACGTTCTGAATTTGGCGTCCGCCGTCATGGCCGAATGCCAGCAGCCGAGACCGAGCTATCACCAGGCAAACGGATGGGCCTGCAAGCTTTGGTTCGACGAGAGCAACGCTCTCGCTGATCGCATCATGTTCGAGAGCGGAAACCGATGACCTGCATCGTCGCAATCGTCCATCAGGGCGCCGTCTATGTCGGCGGCGACAGCGCGGCCAGCACCGATGTCGCAGTGGAGACCCGTCGCAACGCCAAGGTCTTCAACAACGGCGACTATCTGTTCGGCTACACCGGTTCCATCCGCGTCGGCCAGCAACTGGAATACTCGGAGGCGGTGCAGCCCCTGCCGGAGGGCACCGATCTCGTGCGCCATTTGGTCGTTCACCTGGTGCCGCTGCTGCAGAAGCTCGCAGGCAAGGAAGGCATCGACGAACTGATCGTCGCTCACGGCGATCGGCTCTGCAAGATCGCGGCAGACTACTCGGTCGCCGACTATCCCGAGCACGCGGCGGCCGGTAGCGGCGAACAATATGCCATTGGAAACCTGTTCGGCAGCCACGATGCGCCCGTGGTGCGGATACGCCGCGCTTTGGCCGCAGCCGAAGCCAACTGCCCCGGCGTCCGTGCGCCGTTCGTTATCAAATCAACGCAAAGGAGACAGTCATGAAAGAGCTTTTGGAATTCTACGTCTCGGGCTTCGGCACCTGGGCCGGCCTGACCATCGGTCTCGCCATCGTGTGCGGCGGCGTCCGAAACTCGTTCTGCTTTCTGCTGAATGTGTGGCGCTCATGAGCGAAGCATTGCTCCTACACCCGTCGCGCCATCCGACAATTCCAATCTTCAACTTCGAACGGGAGCCCCGTAACATGCATTTCATTCTCGATTGCGACGGCGTGCTGCTCGACTGGACGCGCGGCTTCCGGCATTGGGTCTTTGCCAACCACGGAATCAAGCCGAGCGCCACCGGCCCACGTTCCTGGTCGCTGTTCAAATGGCTGGGCCAGCCCGAGGCGCGCTGTTTCGAACTGATCCAGGAATTCAACGCGTCGCAGGCATTCGGCGAACTTTATCCGCTGGACGGTGCCAAGGATGCTGTCGCCAAGCTCAAGGCGGCCGGCCACAAGCTGACCGTGCTGACAAGCTGCTCGGACGATCCTTTTGCGATCAAGCGCCGCAAGCAGAACCTCGATCGCGAGTTCGACGGCGCCCTCGATCGCGTCATCTGCCTCGCCCTTCGCGAGAGCAAGTCCGCCTGGCTCGAAGTGCTGCGCGGCGGCATCTGGATCGAGGACAACTACAAGAACGCCATGATGGGCGTAGAGGCCGGCCACAAGACGATCATGTTGCGGCAGTCGCACAATCGCGACGACGAACGCAGCACCGATCCCCGCATCCACTGGGTCGATGATTGGCGTCCGGTGATTTCACTTTTTAGTTGATTTTCACTCAGTAACGTGAAAGTCTGAGAACAACAGGAGACACCATGCCAAACACCGATATCACCTTCTTCCACCCCGGCCTGAGCGAACTCGAACTGGCCGCATTCGACGGACTGCGCGCCGCGCAGAAGCTCGCTCACGAGACGGCCACCAACGCCGGCTGGTACGTCGATCGCGAGACCGGCAAGCCGATCGAGCGCAACTTCGGCGAAGTGATCGCGCTCATGCACTCGGAACTGTCCGAAGCGCTTGAGGCCGATCGCAAGGGCAAGCGTCGGGACGACAAACTGCCCCATCGCGGAGCGGTGGAGGTCGAGTTCAGCGACGGCATCATTCGCATTCTGGACACCGCTGCCGCGAACCGCATCGACGTGGCGTCGGCGATGATCCACTGCATTCGGCATCTGGCGCTCTACGGCGATCTGCCGAAGCGGTTGCCGGGCGTGGATCAGTGCGCGGTCAACTTCGCCAATGCCATCGTTCGCATTCTCGAAGTGTCGCAGGCAAACGGCTACGACCAGGCCGGCTCCGTGCTCGACAAAAATGCCTACAACCGCACCCGTGCGGATCACCAGCTTGCCAACCGGCAGGCCGAGGGCGGGAAGCGTTACTGAATGCGCCGCCACCTAGCCACCATCAAGCACCTGTGGCGCGGCCGGCGCGAGTTCCTTTTCGCCATGCGTCCCGTGCTCGTGGCCTACGCCTGGCACGCCGCCTTCGTGACCGTGCTGACCTTCGTCGTCGGTGACTTCACCACTGCGGCGCTCGGCTGGCTCGTCTTCTGCAACGCCGGCCGCGACGCGGCGCTCGGCTACGGCTTCATCAACCAGCGCCAGTTCTGAGCGCTCCAATCGAAGGAGACACGAGAAATGAGTATCAAGCATCTTTGGATCATCGGCGCCATGTTGCTCGCGGCCGGCTGCACCAGCACCGGTACCCATGGCAACCGCGACTATGCGCGCAATTGCGGCAACGCCATGGACGAACTGCTGCTCTGCAACGGCAGCTATGTGTCGCCGCACGAGTTCTGAGCCATGGAAAACGTGCCTGTCAAAGTGAAGCCGCTCGATCTGTCCACGGTGCTGCGCGACGCGTTTCTAGCCGGCCGTGGGCTCACGACTGGCGACAAGCTCAGCGAAGCCGATCAAGCCGCCTGGACGGAATATGATCCGACCAGGATGAACGCCTTCAACCGGATCACCGGGGCGCTGGAGGCATCCGAAAAACCTCTCGCCAACGCCGTCGCCCTCGTCGACAAGCACATCAACGCGGCCGTGCGGTGCAAGGACGAACCGATCTACAAGAACGGCGTGCCGATCGGCATAGTGATCCAGGACTACCGGGAACTGCGCGAGAGCATCGCAGCGCTCGCCGACCACCCGGCGCCGATCGCCTTTGTGAAAGCATTGGAATGGGACGCCAACAATCGCGCCGATGTCTACGCAGTCAGCGACTCCTACGGACAAGGCCCTAAGCCCTACTTTCTTTCCCGAGGCAGTCGCATAATCGGATGGTTCGAAACCGCCGAAGCCGCGAAAGTCTTTGCCCAAATCGATTTCGAGACGCGGACCCGTGCGGCTCTTGTCGATGCGGAGCGTCAGCCGGGACAACCGTTGCAGGTTGAAGTCGTAAGCGGTCGTCTGGTGATTTCGATCGGGGTTGCGGCGCTCGCGTTCGCAGTTCAGCACGCCGACAACCAGTGGCCCGAAGACATCTACATCACGGACCCCTACGACTTCGCAAAGGATGTCGCGCGGCAACTGAAAGCCGAAGCTGAAGACGGCACGACGCCTGTTTACGTCATGCTCGATCAAGCGGCTGTAAAGGCGAGCGAGCAAGGCTCTGACGGCGCTGACTATGGGCCTGTAACCGAAGGGATCGAGCTTGCTCGTATCCTCATGGAAAAGGGGCGGCGCTGATGCACACCGCCGTACAGATTGGTCTCGGATACGACCAGTGGGGCAATGCTCCTGAACTGCTCACCGAGGCCGACAAGCGCAACATCGATCGAGGGCGTTACTTGCGAGTTGGCGGTGACGCGCCTTGCCCCGGTTGCCGGGAAGCCTATCGCCTTCATCCGCAGGTCCAGGGCGCACTTTGGCTCAGGCGCGGCTGCCACCAACTGGTGAAGCTCTGATGAAACGCGTCCGCATCACGCTGCTTGTCACGGTCAGCGATGATCACGACGACGCGATGCCAACCATCGCTGAAGTCGGCGCCCATGTCTGCCGCGAAGTGAATGCGGCCAAGGGGCAATACCCGCTCGAAAGCTGGCAGCACGAAGTCGCGGCGACCGTCGAGCGGGTCAACCTGGTGAGGGATACATGAGTCTCACTGTTACCATGCCTATACGGTTTTCACCCACCAACACTAGGAGTTGAGAAATGTTTGACATCGTAGAGCCTCATGATGGCCCGGTAGTCGTCGGCCTTGAAAAGTTCGAAACGGTCTATGCCAAAGACCAACCTCAATATCGTCCCTTACGCACTCTACCGGGTCGGCGAGGGGATAGCGCTATCGCTCGTTTCCACTTCACCGATGAGCAGCGAAGAGCCATCGCGGAAGGGGCGGACATCTACCTTGAATTGCTGCATTTCCGGGGGCCGCTCGCGCCGAGTTTGATCATGGTCATGAGTGAGCCGGCCGATACGCACAATTTTCGCTCATGGTGGAAGGCTCAGACCAGCGCCCCATACCAATTGGATGCCGCGCCGGCCCCCACCGATCCTGGCCGCCCCGTCCCTGAACATGGATCGGGGCCATGAGCACAGGATGCAGGACCATAGGAATGGTCGCCGGAAATGCGCGACGTTTTAGGACCTGAAACTGAACAATTAGGAGAGCCAACAGTGCCACCGGAGATCAGCAATAAAGAAGCCATCCAGATGATGAGCCGCTGCAAGGATGAGATTTTGTCCCTACGAGCGCGCATCGATCATCTCCAGCCGAAGGCCGATGCCTACGACAACCTCGTTACGGTGTTGGGGCTACTGCCTAAGAAGAGCATCGGCATGGGCGAAGACTTGGTGTGGATATTGAACAGGCGCATCGGCGAGTTGGAGCCGAAACCAGAAGCGACGCAACAGACATGACCACAACATCTAGGGGTGTGGGTAGCAACCGGATAGGCATGACTGTTACCATCTCGTGGTGGGTTCTTCCGCTCACCACAACCATCGTCGCCTTCGCTTGGGCTTTGTGGAATGGCGACTACCGGCCGGCCACCGGCTACGGCTCAATTGGCAAGGGAATGGCAAACGCATTCCTGCTTGCCGTGGCGCTGATTGCGTCGCTGATCGCATGGCTGATTTGGGCCTTGCTGGCGTGACCCTACTCAGCCCGCCAAACCTTGGCCTCTTTCGCGGCAGCTTCAAACGCCAGGCGCGCCTCATCTACTGTGTGTTTGCCCTCCATCACGCCGTAGCAGATCGGATAGGCTGCCTTCAGCTTCGGGCCGACCTTCGGCCACGTCCGCATCTGCTCGATCGCCGTCTCGACCGACTTCACACCAAGCGCATGGCCGGTGGCGGTGTCCTTCACGTAAACGGGCGGCCAGAACCAAAGCATCCCTAATATTTGTGCCGGCCACGTCGGTTGGCAAGAACATGAGCAATATTCACGTTTAACGGGAAAGACACGAAAATGAACACGGTAATTGTTTACGGACCACAGGGCTGCGGCAAGACGACAAACGCGCAGGCGCTGCTGAAGCACTTCGGATGCGACAAGCTGCGTGACGATTGGACTTTATCCCGGCACCTGACCGAAGGCGCATTGCATCTTACGTCTGACGAAATGTCGGCAGAGGCAACGACGTTTCGTCAACTTTTCAGCAACGTTCGCGCGAAGCTGGTTTCATTCGATGAGGCCGTGGCCGAGATCAACGCTATGCTTGCGAAACCGACTGATGGCTCTAAAGCCAGCAACCCAAAGGATTCTGTCGGAGCCCGCAAGTGGCGCCAGTACGCCACAGTGCCAGCCACGGTCATCGCCGAACTCGGCGTCGCGATGCTCGAAGGCGCGGCAAAATACGGGCGTCACAACTACCGCGTAGCCGGCGTCCGCGCCTCGGTGTACGTCGATGCCGCGAAGGGTCATATCGACCAGTGGTGGGAGGGCGAGGACTATGACCCCGACGTTCCCGGCCAACGCCTGTCCCACATCACAAAGGCGATCGCCAGCCTGGTCGTCCTGCGCGATGCGATGATCCAGGATATGCTGAATGACGATCGGCCGCCGAAGGCGAAACTCGACAAGGTGCGGGCTGACATGCAGGTCACGGTCGAAGCGATTCTGGACAAGTACCCCGAGCCAAAGGCGCCCTTCACCGAGATCGGCGTGAAGAACGGCCAGGGTGTAACCGAGGTCAGGGTCGACGCCAACATCCATCTGACCGATATGAACTTCAATAAGGTGATAAGCGGCATCCTCGTACCAGGCAAGGGGATGGCGTGATGAGCCGCCGTCCTTTCAGAGCCGCAGCGCTCCACTTCCTGGTGCGGCGCTTTGTCAAGTCGGTCGACGGCAACTGCACCTATCGCGAGATCGAGGAAGGCACGGGAATCAACCGCGAGACGGCGCGTCGCATCTGCCATCGCTACGGCTATCCGATCGAGCACGATCGCGCAGCCCTGCCGCCTCCGGTCATGGCCGTTGACAGATTTATGGCTACCGGACGCACTTTCTCCCGCAATTCGTATTGACGGGCTCAATTTCACGTTTATAGTGATTTTCACCAAATCGGAGACATGGAATGCCATATCCCAAGAACAGCGACGACGACGATATCACCGAGACCAGCCAGACAGTCGCGGCCGGTCAGCTTCGCGCTCTCATCGAGCGCATCGAGCGGCTTGAGGAAGAAAAGAAGACCATCGCCGACGACATCAAGGAAATCTACGCGGAGGCAAAGGGGACCGGTTTCGACACGGCTGCGATCCGCGTGCTCGTCAGATTGCGCAAGAAGGATCAGGCTGAGCGCCAGGAGGCCGAGGCGATCCTTGATCTCTACAAGGCCGCGCTCGGCATGGTCTGACCGCCACCCTTTCACCAACTCAACATCTCGGAGACACCATCATGAAGCTCGGCGAACTGCGCGCGGCGATCCGCAAGACGAAGGAAACCCCGTTCGTCAACATCTACCCCTTCCCCGGCACCGACAAGGGCTTCCGCTTCGCCTTGCAGAAGACGCCACTGCTCGCCGAACTCGAAGTCGTCTATCCGGGCGGCAAGGCCGTGGAAACCCACCTGGAATTCGACGTGGCGACGGGCAAGCTTTTCTGTCCTACCTACGAGTCGTACATGGGCACCACGAAGGAGGAAACGGCCGCCGCCTTCGAAAATTCGACCGTGCAGCCCGGTTCCGACTCGAGCGACGACGATCTCGACCTCGACCTCGGCGATGTGCCGGTACGCGGCGTGAGCCCCGTCGAACGCAGCAACGATCTCGACGACCTGTTGGTGTGATCCATGACCGACGCTGAACTCGGTCTCAAGCTCGTCACGGCGCTGCGCTCGATCTCGGACTCGCGGGATGCTCGCGGCGCCCCGGTGAGAGGCAAGCTCACCAGCCTCGCCTTGAACATCGGGCCGGAAGGCTGGCAGGCCATTTCCCAGTTCTGGTTGACCAACGACTGGAACGTTTGCGTTGGCAAAGACCCGGCCGCTTGCCTGCTCGACGTGCTGACCAAGCAGCCCGATCTGTCGGAGCCCTACGATCCGAAGAAGCGGCTCATCGCTGCGGCGAAGCCGGTGCTTCCGGCGAAGGAGATCATGGTCGCCGGCAAGGCTGCGATGAGCGAGGCGGCAGCGGTGTTCCCGCCACCTGCGTCAAGCGCCAACGACCTGGACGATTTGCTTGTCTGATGCGGCGCTTTTCCTACGAGTGGATCGAGGAAGAAACGGAGCCGCATTGGACCGAAAACCTCTATGCGATATTTGACTCCGTACACGGACACAGCGAACAATGCGCCGTGGCCTATACAATAACGCGGGACGACGCAGAACGTATCGTTGACGCGCTGAACTTGGCTTACGACAATACGGCCACCACCAAATCCAAGCCGAAGACCAATATATACGATCTTAGCGATCTTCTTAACTAAGAGTTCACTTTTAACGGGACATTCACGAGATGGGCGGCAGGGTAACACTACATGCGGGCGACAACCGTGTCAGCTTGCGCCGCCTTATCGATCAGGGCGTCCGCGTCCATTCGGTTGTGTGTGATCCGCCCTACGCCTTGACCAGCATCACCAAGCGCTTCGGCAAGAAGGGCTCGGCCTGCGCGCGCACCGAAGGCAACGACGGCAGTTTCGCGCGGCTGTCGGGTGGCTTCATGGGAAAAATTTGGGATGCCACCGGCATCGAGCGCGATCCTGAATTCTGGAAGCTTGTCTACGAAATCCTGCTGCCGGGTGGCTACGTGTTCGCCTTCTCTGGTGCCCGCACTGGCCACTGGCAGGCTTGCGCCATGGAAATAGCCGGCTTCATCATGCACCCGATGCACGGATGGGTGTACGGCCAAGGCTGGCCAAAGCCGACCTACATAAAGGGCGTTCCTGAATGGGAAGGATGGGGCTACGGCACGCAATCGCAAAAGCCGGCGCTTGAGCCGATCTACCTCGGCCAGCGCCCCTTCAGCACCAAGACTGCCATGCCGAGCATCCTCAAGCACGGTGTCGGCGCCTTCAACATAAAGGGCTGCACCGTTGGCGATGGCAGCGAAAGCATCTCGCGCGATGGCGAAGCCGCCATGGATCGTCGCTACAACGAGAGCGGTGCAACGGACTTCGCGGCGCTGCCTGGTGCTGCCCGTGGCGGCTCACCGGAAGGGCGCGGGCCGGCCAACCTGATCCTGGACGGCTCGCCGTCCGTCGTAGACCTGTTCCCTGTCACGCGCAGCGGCAAGCCTGGTGTGATGCGCAAGGGCCGCAACGACGGAGCCACATACGGCGCCGAGAGCCGCGCGCCAGGCACAGCGATGACCGGCTACGGCGACGAAGGCTCGAACGCCAGGTTCTTCCACCAGTTCGCGCCGACCGAGGAAGACTACCAGTGGGCGATCGATGCCGGCCGGATCTCCGACGACCGTGGCGACGCCATCATTTACAACGCAAAGGCGAACAAGGCTGACCGCGCGGCATCCAAGCATCCGACCGTCAAGCCGATCGCCCTGCTGCAATACCTCATTCGCCACATCACCCCGGCCGGTGGCGTCGTGCTCGATATGTTTGCCGGGTCAGGCACGACCGCCGAGGCCGCGAAGCGCGAGGGGTTCGACTGCATCCTCATGGAAGCGGAACCAGAATACCTTGAATTTTTACACACCCGCTTTCATTTTGCGAGTGATACTGATATAGGAATAAATGCCTTGGCGCAGAAAGGAGCAACTGATGAAAATTTCATCAATGCCGATTTATGTCTGATTGACATTCTTGGTGAAAACGTGTTGTCGACGCGAGACGGCTTTGAGCCTGTCGCGCAGCCCGGATCGTTAGATTTCGCAGGCCACGATCTGACAGCCTTGTTGTATTAAGCCTGCTTTTCAGGGATCAAAGGCATGAAATTCGAAGAACTCACATTCGTGGGGATTGATAGCAGCGGGGAATTTCCGAAACCGTTACCGTGGAACCCGAAACGCACTGGAAACTATTCTGAAGACTGCGCCACCGGACGCGAATGCTTCCGTGAGTTGCATGAGTTTATGCTAATGTGCGACAACCCCTCTTTCCTGGTGCGCGTTTTGAGCGCTCAGGTGCAGGGCGGAACCTGGGAGGGTGTCGAGATCGGCTTTAGCCAGGCCATGAGCGAGAAGCTTTTCCTCGCCTGAACTGGGCTTCCCACCTTAGACGACCTGTCGATGTCTCACCGGGAACCGAGGGCTTGCGCCCCGGTGGACATCGACAGATTCAGAACCACTCGGTGAACCGCGCCCTCTGGCCTATCGTCGGGTGATAGACGAAGCACTCCACACCTTGGCGATTGACGTACGCATTGCGATCGTGCCAGCCGTCCGGTGCCGAGGGCGAGCGAACATACTCGATATTCAGATGATGGCCTTCACCCATCGGCGTTCCGCTGATGTGCGCGGTCATGCCGTTGTGGTCCTTCTCGCGCAGGAACTCGATCTCGCCCCTGGTCTTCCTGATCTTGTGGTGGACGTGATGCAAGAGCCAGTAGAGGTTCAGGCAATCCGAGATGTGCTCCCGAGCTTCCTTCACCATCACGCCGTAGAGCTTTTCTTCCTTCGCGCCATCACCATGGGTGAGGCCGAACAGGTTGCGCTCGAACCTGTAATATTTGCGATGCGCTTCCGACAGATTGTAGTCCGTGGCACGCACACGCGGATTGCCACGGAGCCGGCCGGCGACTGCCTGACTGAGAGCCCATCCCATCAGCCAATCGTGGTTCGACATGCAGTGGATGAGATCAACGTCAGCGAGGCCCGACGCCTCGTTGATGGCGACTTCGAGCGCCGCGCCGGCATCCTTGAAGCCTTGGAAGATCGTGCCGTCCGAGTCCTGATATGTGCCGCTCGTCGTGGATGTGCGGGGACCGTCGACATGGAGGATATCGTTGCCCATGACGAACAGGATGCGGCCGATGCCCCATGGCTTTGCCATGCGGAGCAGGGATTTGGTGCCTTCGATCACGCGGTGTCGAGCCACTTCGCGATTGTAGACGTGGCCGGTCTCTGATTGGACGCAGAGCTTCAGGAAGTGAACGTCGGCCAGGTCGATGACCAAAAGGTGGTCGCCAGCGGGCTCGATCAGACGTGGCGGTAGATGACTCAACTGCGTAGGCGTTTCCAGAATGGTTTCCCGCACCAGGTCTTCGATACGGGTATCCCGGCCGGTGCGCGGATTCTTCACGAACAGCGAATAACCACTGCCCGTGTCATCCTTCACGATCTTCCAGAAGTGCGATAGGTTGCGCGGGTCCTCGATCCCACCCGCCTCGGCAGCTTCGAGGATTGCCGCATCGTCAACGACTTGTTCGCGGGCAGCCTCGGCGCCCAACATGCCGCGCTCTCGGGCACGCGTCAGGCGGTTCTTGAAGGTCTTCAGATTGAGCCCGAGGGCGTTAGCCGCGTCTACGGCGCTGCCATGTGTGATCATGGCATCGGCCGCAGCCCTGGCTAGGTCGTCTGGCAATCGTGGTGTTGGCAAAATTATGCTCCAACTCGTTTGCGCCTGTCGCTCATGGCGACGGAGTGCCTTTGATGGCGAGCCAGATCAGCCCGAGGATGCCTGCGGTGACGACGGCGGCGGCCGTAAGCATGGTTTGGCGCTTCACGGTGCCCGTGGACTCGCGCCAATTCCGCAGGAACTGCATGTCCGCCTGCGCTTCGAGCGGCTTGTCAGGGTCGAGCCCGAGCGTGATGAAGGTTTCCTTCACAGCTTCGCGCGCCGCCTGCCGGGCGATCTCGTGAATTTGAGCCTCGGTCACGGCTTCGGCTCCCGAGCCTTGAAATTTTTGTCGTACCAGGCGGCGCATTCGTCGGTCTGCTTGTTCGCATCGCCGAGCGCGTTGTCGGCCTTCTGGTTCGCGACATCGAGACGATCGTGCAGGGTCACGCCGCTGTGGTGGTGTCTGCGGCAGTCGGTCGGATAGACCGGCATCCGCCGAGCCTCCAGCACGCGCTTCTCGGCCTCGGCGAGCGCCACGCGAACGGACTCGGCCTTGGCCTTGTCGCTGTACGCCTGATTGAGCCGAAACCTATCGGTTCCGCAGCCGCTCAAGCAGACGCTGGTCAACGCGGCAGTCAGCAGCAACCGGCTGCGCTTCGATCTGTGCCAGTTCATCGGCCTGGTTCTTTCTGTCGATTTCGGAAATGGTGAGTTTCGCTTCGAGATCGAAGCGCGAGCGACGTTCGGTCTCGGCGATCTGGCTGGCTTGGGCGGCGGCGCTGTCGCTCCACTCGCGGATGCGACGCTCCGAGTCGAGCTTGGCGTTCAGCGCCTCGATCTCGGCGCCCGCAACGAGTTTGGTGACGGCCCTGTCAACCGCCGTGCGGACGGCCGACGACTTGTCGAAATAGAGCCATGCGCCCGCGACCAGGAAGACCCACACGGGCAACGTGATGCCGAAGGTGAGGACGGGCAGCACCCACTTGCGCAGGAAGGCGACGACTGCGAGCCAGGTCATCACTGACCCCTTTTGGGGAGGCTGCTCATGCAGACCTCGCCTTCGCCAATGCGCGCTTCGTCACCCATACCCCGACGCCTGTTAAGGCCCTCGATCTCTTCGCCCCCGGCCTTGTTGAAACGAAGCTGAGCAGCGCAGCCCTTCGCGTATTCGCCGGCCATGTGGAACCGGGTCGCCGATGAGCCGGCCATACCCTTCCTCGACTTGATCGAGCCAACGCCGAAGTTGTAGGCACCGGAAAGCATCGCTGCTTGGACACCGACCGGGAAGTTGAGGAAACCGGGGACCTCGCGAACCAGCGGGAGCCAGTAGTCATGGTAGATTTGCTCGCGGGTCATTTGCTCACACTGCGGGCGCGTGAATGACATATTCGGGCCGACCGGCTTGCCGTTGATGCGGGTGATGCCGGCGCAGATGTCGTAAATCTTGGCGAACCGGTCCCAATGCGACTTCAGCACCATGCCTTCCCAGGGAAGGATCAGATAGTCCGTGGCAAGGATGACGGCCGGTGGGAGCACCTTCGGCGTGGTGTCACGCTGCGACTGCCAGCCGCCGAGGGCAGCGGCAACGATAGCAGCCGCGATTGCACCCTTGCCACGCTTCGTGGCAACGATCTTATTTATCGGCATCGGGGGCTCCCGAGAGTTGCTTTTGAACGATGACGCGCGCCGGGATTGCCAGGGCGGCAAACAGACCGGCAAGTAGGGCGAATGGGACAGGCGAGATCGGCACGTAGCCGCCAAGCAGCGGCCAGGCATATTCTGCGCCACAGAGCACCCAGCAAACGAAGCCGAAGGCGTTCAGGTGCAGGCTGTGGGAATGCCGCACTACCTTGCCGGTGTTAGGAAGGAGCTTCATCCTTGGAACTCGCCGCTCAGACAGGCGGCCTCGATCGGCTCCTGAATGTGTCGCCACTTGGCCAGTTGCAGCGCGCAGTGGTTGGGCTCGATCAGCCGCGACAGGATGCGGCAGAACAGACATTGGGCGCCGTACCGCTCGGCGATCCTGGCGCACAGCGTCTGGTCTCCGCGTCCGCCGCAGAGCCGATTCAAGAGTCCTGAGAGCCGATAAAAGTTCATGGGTTGCCCGCCACGCGGTCAGGTGGAAGGCCCACTTATCGCACGTTCAAACGTGATTATCAAGTTAAACGTGATTTTATGCCACGGAAGGCTTCAACGCTTGAATAGTGCTGCAATTTAGGCAATGAGAATTCAATGCACACGGCCTACAGCAATCCAGACCCCGCGAAGACAGATCAGCTTGATGGCTTGCGTTTTTTCGCTTTTGCCGCAGTGTTCTTCTTCCATTTCCAACCTTCGCCTGAATATTCGTCCGTGCTTATGTTTCAAAAGCAGGGCTGGGTCGGCGTCGAAGTGTTTTTCGCTTTGTCGGCATTCCTGCTTTTCCGATTGTTCGAGCAGGAACAGCGACGCAACGGCAGGATCAGTTTCTCGCGATTCTATGCGAGACGCCTGCTGCGCATTTATCCATTGATGATCCTTTTCCCGATCGCCATGCTCCTGGCCTACGGAGCACAAGGCGCGGAGGCATACGGGTGGCTGCTCAGCCTCGCCTCGTTCGTCAGCAACTATCTCTACTGGTTTCCAGAAAAGGCTCGCTCCATAACCAACACCGGCCACTTGTGGACGCTCTCCTACGAGTTCCAAATCTACCTGGTTCTCCCGATGCTGTTCCTCACCTATCGAGCCATCGGCACAAGGGCATTCATGCTTGCCCTATTGTGCGTCTTGCCGGTGTGCTTTCTCGGCCGTGCTTCGTTTGCACTCAGTGGGATGTCCGTCCAGTGGGTCTATGTGACGCCCATGCTCAGGCCAGAATCAACGGTGGCAGGTCTTCTGGTCGCTCTTGGGCTGGGGCGCAATCTACCAATTCCCGTTGTAAGCATTGCCTTCCTGGCAAGCTGCGCCGGTCTCGTTCTGCTCCCCGATATGCACACCCAACTCGGCTCGGTTTTCGTCTATCTCACCGCCGCGATCTTCACAGGATCGCTGTTGCACCTGGCACTCTATGCCAAAGCCTTTGCGCAACTCCTACGCTGGCGCCCCCTCGCGTACCTTGGAAGAATCTCGTTCGGCCTATACGTCTTTCATCTATGGGCCTTTGTTGAAGGAATGAGCCTGCTTCGCATGACGCCCATTCCAGAGAATTACGCTACTCGATGCCTGGCGGGCATGTCGCTCTGCATCGTGGCCGCGACGGTCAGTTATTACCTACTCGAACGCCCAATTCTGCGTTTGAAGCCTCGCGCTCAGTCGGCGAAGATCACGGTCGGATCGCCGCCGATCAGCGCAAGCATTGCCAGGGCTGTCGGATCGGTTGAGTAGATATCAGTGCGGGCGTTCCAGCGTTCCTGCGTATAGAGATCGGCAGCTTCGAGTACCGTTTTGGCTGCGGTGAGTAGTCCCGCTGTGTGTAGCCTGTCGATGATTAAGCGTTTTGGCACGAGCCGTGGCGGTTTCTGGTCTGCCGGCAAGCCTTCGGGGAAGCGTGTACGCAAGACCTCCCAAAGCTCACTTTCGCTGGCGATCCGGGTAGGTACGACATCGACCAAATCGCTCGAAAGACAGCCGGCGTTTAACGCGTCATCGACCGTGAGAAACATATCTGCCGGCAAAACGACGTAGGCCGCAGCCTCGCTCGACCATACGCGGCTCTCGTCCGCGCCGACGATCCAAAATTGACGCATCATGACCCCTCTAATTGTAAAGGCCGAACGGCGTAACGCTCGGATTTGTGCCCGTGCCAGCAGCATTCCCAGGTAGATAGGAAGTGCCGGCGTTGTTGGTGTTGATGACGCCGTTCAAAGCTGCATTATATCGCGATCCTGTCGCGCTGCCCACAAACGTATTCACTGGAACGTTGATGTATCCGCCGAAGGCGTTGGCAAATTGGGTGCCGAAAGCCGGTGTCCCAGTGATGGTGATGGTCTTGCCAACACAGGCGACGAGGCCGTATGCTTCTGCCCACCAGTGCTTTGATGCCGCCCCGGTAATGTTGTAATTGGCATTTACGGTGATCGCTGCGTCATTGTCGGCCAGCATGTGACCGCCAGCGCAGGCGCCAAAGTCCATCTTGCCATCAATAGTAATCTGACTTTTGTTAGTCGCCCAAATACATTGACCGGACGTTGCTGTCTGGAGCTTGACACCACTAATCGAAAGTCGGACACCAACGCCACTAGTTGAAAAACATGTGTTGCCAGTTGTCGACACTATGACGTTCGAGGGCGTTGTCGGATCGCCGACGACGTAAACCAACCCGCCCACGAACGGACTTATAACGTTAACAGCCCCGGTATACGTTCCCGCACCGACCTGAATGTTGACGTTGAAACCCGCCAAGTCTAGCGTGAGTGCAACATTGATCGCCTTTTGTATTGTCAGGAAGGCGCCGCCGCTACTGTCCACAAGGCCGGTATTGGCATCGTTGCCGTCTGTTCGGACATAGTAGGTCCGGTTTGCAGTCAGAACCTCGCGGCGTGCCCAACCGAGGATGGTGGCGACACTTGTTGAAAGATCACTGATCTGTTTCTGCAACTTCCCGACTGCCGACAGAACCGTGTCAGTCGCCGCAATGACACCGCCTGTCGCGACGGAAAGTCCCGTCAGAACGGCAGCCCTGACTCGCGCATCGGTATAATACTTGTTGGTTGCACCCTCGGGCACCGCGTCAGTCGAACCCGGCGAAGCGACGAGTTGGATATAGACCGAACCGCTCCAACGGTATTCGGCGTTGGTGTCGAGCGTGATGTAAATCTTGCCAGTCTCGCCGGTTCCAGGAAGCGCGGCAAAGTTAGCGAACTCCAGCACATCGTCCACGTAGGACGGCAGAACGGCCGCCGCAATCTTGCCACTGCCGTCGAGCACCGGAACGTTGCCGGCCGACGTACCTGCGCTGAGTGCTGCGGCTGAGCCAAGCGTCGGCTTGCCGGCCAGGTCGGCATAGGCGCCCGTGGTGGCCACGGCGGCTAGTTCTGCCGAGAAGGCTGCACTGTCGGCCAGGTCCTTGATGCGGCCACGCAGATCGGCGGGAGAGATTTCCGCCGACGTGTTGTCGGGCAGAAGCGTGTCGGCGTCGCTGTTGATCTGTGCGCGAGTTCTAACGGTCATATGCTGAATCCTTTAACCAAAGCCGGTGTTGAAACCAGGCGAGAAACTTGATCCGACCTGCATGGTGCGTTTCATGCCCTGCAGCGATTGCTTGCCGTCGCGCTCGGCCGTCACTGTGATGGCCAGTTGTTTGCGGCCATTCAGGTCGGCGAGCGGGATCACCTTCGACGTGCCCGTGAGCCCCGAGTAAGAGACGATCGGATTGCCGGCGAAGTCAGTGACGGTGATCTTCGTCGTCTGGCCCGCCTCGCCTGCCACGTCCGCGTCCGTCCACTTCATGGCCTGAGTGGACTCGAGAATGCGGTTGCGGTTCGACCAGGTGACGGTGATGTCGGAGATTCCGACGCCACTGATCGCGCCGAAGGCAACGCCGTTGACCTTCACGTTCGCCGGTCGGTTGGGTTGGTACGGCCGCTCGCTCAGCGTGACGTTCACTTGCGGGGCGTCCGCAAGTGCGAGCAAGCCATTGGTCGTCCGCGTCAAAATCCAGTAGGACGCATCTTCGAAAGCCGAGCGGACGGTCGGATCGGCAACCGTGTCGCTGGCCGGAATGACGAACGCTTGCGTGCCGGCCGTCCATGCCCGTGGAATGGTGTCGAGCATCCCCCGGTTGATGTGCACACCATCCACGTCGATCGATTGCACCGTGGCGATCTCGGTGAATTCGTCGGCTCCCGTGCCGATCATCATAAAGTCGCCTGCGGACGGAGAATATCCGCGCAGCCCGCCGAAAGTGGCGATCGTGCTCGTCGCTTCCGCCGCAAGATCAGCATCCAGTGCCCATGCGCCACGATAGGGCCGCGTGCCGAGGCTTGCCTGCGATGGCGTGCCGTTGACATCGGTGACGTTCGACACCAGGTCGAAGTTCACGTCGTCGTCGCTGTCGGGGCCGACGCTGACGGCGCTGAGCACTTCCGGGTACACGAGTTCCGAAGGATCACTAAGGTTCAGCGCTGCTGCCGTCATGAAGGCCGGCGCGGTGCCGATTTGATAAACCGTGGCTGGCGACGGCGGAACGGAGGGATTCACCCATCCCGTGTCGCCTGGCGTCAGGTAGCTTGCCGAGTCGAGGCCGAAGATGTCTTCGTAGAGCGACAGTTCGACGGTGTTCTCGCCCTTGCTGACTTCGGAGACGCGGAACACGATCTGGTCGATGTTGCGTTCCGGCCAAGACAACTTCACCACGTCGCTGCTGACGGTCTTGAAGAACTCGCGCGAGACGGTCGCGGTGCACGTGGCAATCGGGTTGACCATGGTCGCGAGATCGCGATCGGCAACCTTGATGGCCAGCGCCTGGTGAGGAACGCCGTAATAGTTCTGGCCGCTGGAAACGACACCACCCTCGGCCGCGATGCCGGCCAGGTCTTGGCTCGTCACAGAGGCATCCTTGCCGGTCTCGGCATTGGTGTAGGTGACGACGACTTCGTTGGAGATGTCACCCCAAGTCTTGCGCTTGAAAGTCGACAGTTTCGCGTTGCTCGGATCGATGACGGGCAGCGTGTCAACGTCATAGTCGCCGCGCAGCAGTTTGAGCGTGTGCTTGCCGGTCGACGGATCGACGAACGCCGCGCCGCGAATATGGGTTAGAATCTCGCCGACGAACTTCCCGACTTCGCTCTGTCGGGTCCAGATCATGTTGAGGCACATGCCCTCGTCGTAGAGGGTCTGAGCGGCAGTCTCGAAGGCCGCTTTGTTGATCGCGGACGGAAGCTCGCCCATGCCCCAATCGGTATTGGTGAGGCATTCGTAGATCATGTGGCCGGGGTTCGAGGCGTATTGCTGGTTGCCGTTCGAATCGTCAGGAATGCGGATGAGCGCGATGGCCGGATTGAGGCCGATCGACGGGCGCCGTACCCGCGCTGCCAGCGCGCGCAGGTAGGGATTGTTGGCCCCGAAATAGAAGCCCGCCTTGTTGTTGGCGGGGTTGCCCATGAGGCCCATGAGAATGCCGATCGACCACCATGGCGGGTTGCTCGGCTCGGCGGCGCCCCTGATGCCCGTGAGAAAAAAGCTGGCCAGCCCTCGAAAGCCGGGGCAGGTCGCGCTGGTGAGCCCTAGCTTCTTGGCTAGTGTTTCCGGCAGCACCTGATCGGATTTGCCGGGCAGCCACCACAGCAGGCCCTTGACGCCGCCTTCTTTCTTGACGCCGCCGAACAGGTCGCCTCTGTTAATCGGGAATAGACCTTGGTCGGCGGCTGCGCCGCGCCAGAACTCCTTGTCGCCGTATTTCAAGGCGACCAGGTTCAAGCCGTCGCCGGCAGCACAGATGCCCACATGCTGGGACATCGTGTATTCGTGGATTTCGATCTTGTTATCGGATTTACCGCCCATCGCCAGTGTCCCTGGCTTGGATCATTTCCACCGCGCGATCGATCTGCGCGTCAAAGCCGTGGCCCATCAATTCGGAGGCCGACGCCCCTTCCCTGATGAACCTGGCGAAATCCACCCCGGCCGCGTCGAGATGCTTCTTGATGCCCTTGACGCAGTAGAGGACGCGAAGGTCCGCGATCGTGATGTGCGGATCATTCGTCATGCATCGACCTGCCTGGTGGTGGTCGCCTTGTCGCCGAACCAGATGATGTTGACGCCCGTCACCCACATTTCGCCGAACACGACCGGAATGGGGCGACCACCCTCTGCCGTTGGGTTATCCATGTCGGTCACTTCCTGGGTCTTGTCGCTCTTGGGCTTCGGCATCAGCAGATAGCCGAGCACTTGCAACCCGACGCCGATGAGAAGGTTGATCAGCAATGGCAGGAGGAAGAACGGCATGGCACTCTCATCGCACTTTTTTGCGTGATTGTCACGTAAAACGTGATTTTAGTAGAACTGGTTCTTTTGCGAAAGAGGATTTTCCAAGGGGATGAAGGGCTGGCCGCCGTAGTTGTGAATGTTGTTGGCGACGCCCGTCACGCTGTTGGTGTGCTGGCTGCAGCCGGTCATCTGGCGGTTGCAGCCTCGGATCACCGACAGCGGCGTGCCGGGAGCCAGGCCCCGCGCTATGCCACGGATCGTGACTTCCGTGCCATCCGGGCGCACCGACGAGATCGTGCGAAGTTCCTTGCGCCCGTTGTCGGAGTTCGCCCATTCGAGCAGCCCGCCGACATAGCGATCCGCGTTCGCGACCGCCGTATCAAGCGTGATCTTGTTTCGGGTGACGGATGCCACGGCCTTGGTAACGGTCGCCGCCGTCTTGCTGGCGCGGCACTGCGGCCCGAACAGCACATGCGGGCACCCGACCTGGTAGTTGCGCCGCAGCCCCGGCTGCTTGATCTTGGTCGAGATCGGGAGACAGCTTAGAAGCTGCTCGTTGGTGTCGTTGTAGGCGCCTGAAACGATGCGGCCCATCCACGTCGCCGGGAAGTTTTCCTCGGTCACGGCATCGCCGATATGGCCCTCAAAGATCGTCAGGTTGACCACTTGTGACGGCGGATAGGCGAGGAACAGCGTGTCCATCTCTGGATGGCCGAATGACATGGTCACGGTGATGTCGGACTTGTCGAGCGTGCCGTCATGCGAGATGTCGCTGTTCTTGATCGGCCATGGGTCGAAGACGACGTTGACGGGATCGCCATTGTCGTCGAGCACCGGCCGCGTGATCGGCGCCTCGCCATTGTTGAAGGCGAACGGCCCGAGCGGCACGTCGTCGCTAAGGTTGGCGCCCTGGATGAGGTACAGCTTGACCGGCTGCCCGGTGTAGCGGCTTGATTCGCGCGTATCGACGGTCATTGTAGCCCTACTTAGAGATTTTGAGGCATGGCGAAGACGTAATAGCGGAGACCGAGCGGCGGCGTTGCTGGGAAGCTGCTGCCCCCGGCCCAACGCTGTGCATAGCTGACATCGTAGCTCGATCCGTTCCACTGAATGGCCACCGGATTATCACCCGACATATAGAAGTCGACGGCATCCTCGGTCGCGTGAATGTTCGCCCAACAACTGTCACAACTGGCCCGCCCTATCCACGCACCCGCGTCTGTGAACACGCGATGAAGGCCAGCCATGAGCCCGTTAGGCGAGGTTGGAGATGGGAAGACAACAATCGTCTTGCAGAATAACTTGAATTTAGGCGACGGATTGGCGATGGACACGGTGGCCATCCGCTCTCCCTTATAGCGTTCGCTACCAGTGATGACTGTCGGGAAGTCGGTCGACCAGTTCAAGAAGCCCTCGGCCACAATCGACAGGTACGCCAGGCGACTGTCGGCGATGATGTCGTTCAGGTTCGGAGCGAGATCGGATGAACCCGGCCGCTTGATCTGCACAAAATCCTGCGTGCCGTCGTTGTCATTATAGAACACTTTCTTGCCACCAGTGGTGTAGGCGTCCTCGCTGTCGGCGAAGATAATGTAGCGAACGGTGATTGCCGTGCTGGTCCCGTTGGTAATCGTGATCTTCTGGTTCGCCACGTCGACAAAGTAAGAGAAGCCATAGTTACCGGCCGACGAGATGCCATTGTAGAAGGGCGGGTGCCAGAACTCCGCGTCCGTTTGCTTTTTGACGTGAAAGTCCATGTAGGTGAACTGCGTAATCGGCAGCGCGCAGTGGATGTCGACCGTGCCGCTGCCGGCAACATTGATGTCGCCAGCGGCCATTATTTTGGCGGGTATCTTGTTCTCGTGGAAGACGAAGTGCTCAGGATTTGCGTCGGACACGTCGCGACCGGCCAAGGCGAGTCGGGCCGTATTTTGGTCGATGCGCATCTGTTCCTGACCTGATGCAGGCGTCGCAGAGTAATCCGGCAAAGCATCATTCCGGGCTGGCAATTGCAGAACGGATAGCTGCCACGTAAATCGCGAAATGCTCGCGTTGGTACTACTTTGCAGTGGCAGGTTATATGCCTCGCGTTGCGCTGGCGTTGCACCCGTCGAAATCATTGTCGTCTGACACGTGTATGCAACAGTGCTCAACACGTAGCCAACCAAGCCACTGTTGGTGAAATAGCTCACCGAAGGACCAGCGAATACACCGGCCGCTGCTCCGGTGCGATCTCGATACTCTACGATCGGCAAGTAGCCCCACGGCCACCAGTCAGGGAACATAAAGAGGGTCTGCCTGCCTTGCGCGTTGTTGCTCCATTGGATCGTTGCGGCAGACGTGCCGAACGCGCTCTGGCTCGTGCTGACCACCGTGTCGAGATCGCCATTGGCGAACGAATAGTACCGAGTAGTCCCGCCGTTGTTGTAGCGACTGTCGTAGCCCTGTTGATAGATATCGTAGACATAACTGAGCTTTGTGCCCGCCGCCGTGTCGAGCTTAAACTTGCCGATATTGGCAGCACTCTCGTATACAAGATCGGTCGCGTAGTCATAAGCGCTCCGAAGGCATGGAACGCCTGCGGAGTTGACTCCATATCCGAAGTTTATCGTCATGGGCGTTTGACCGAAATGAAGCCAACGTCGAGATCGATAGTCATCGTTCCTGTCGCACTTTGCAGTTTGCCGGTGGTCAGGACGCCCACATTGGCGGTGATGGCTGACAAGCTGGTCACGTTGAGCATTGCGGCAGTGATTGAACCGGCGACCAGGATGTTGGTGCGGAACGACGCGATATCGGCCTGCGTTGCAGTGATCGAGCCCGTCTTTATCTGTGATCCGTCGATGATCGTGCGGCCGTAGTCAGCCACCAGGTCTAGCGCACCCTTGTAGGCGGCCAGCACCACGCGATCCGACTGGAATGCCGTCGCCACGGTCGAGGTCGCGGCAAGGACCGTGGTGCCCTTCACGAAATAGACGTAGAGCGTCCCGGTGGACCAGGTGGCGTTGCCGGCCGTGATGTTGAAGGTCGCAATGTTGCCGTCGTCGCCGATGTACTTGATCGTGCCAGCGGACCAGGAAACCTTGTTGGTGGTCGGGCTGTTCGCCTGAAATTCAATCCCCTCGATCGTGAGACCGCGCTGCCCGAACACCGCCTTATCAGCGGAGATGCTGCCGGCGCTGATCATTGCGCCGTCCATGTAGGTGCCGCCGCCAGCGATCCAGTTCGACAGGGACGTGCCGCTGGAGATGTAGATTTGACCGGGCAGCACCTTCGTCGTGCCACCGTTGACGAGCGCGCCGCCGTCGTCCAGCCGGTATGCGCCGTTGACCAGCAGCGAGCCGGTCAGGGTCGTGCCGGCCTGCAACTTTGCCGCATCCAGGTCGATGATCTTGGCGCTGCTGATAATGCCGTTCGCGATCTGCACGGTGCCGGTAATAACCGCCGAGTTGGCAACCAGTTGATTGGCGCCAATCGTCTGCGCCAGGATCAGCCCGCCGTCCTGGTATGCCTTGCCGAGTACAAGCTGGAAGTCGTTGCCGCCCTTGTAGACGCCGAGCACGATGGCGTCATTGGCGTAGAGCAGCGTCAGCGAAGTGGTCGTGGTGATTGCCGCATCGCCAGGCACGTAGCAGACGTAGGTCGTGCCCGCGATCCAATCGACTTGACCGCTCGGCAGCGCCTGCTCGGTAGGCACGTCGCCGGCCACACCATAGCTGATGCTACCAGAACTCCAAACCAGGCGATTGCCGCTCACATACTGGCCGGGCAGGAACGTGACCCCGCTCAGCGCGACCTTGATCTCGCCTCGGATTTTCCCGGTCTCGTCATTGACCGGCGCCGACCACGGCGAGGCGTTGCCGGAAGTGTCGACCGCGCGAACCCAAAAATACAGATTGGTTTCCATTGCGAGGCCGGCGCGCACGAAACTGTTCGCCAGGGTTGCGTGCGAAGGCGTGGCGCTGTCGAGCGGAGTCGTGCTGCTGGCGCTCTCGTAAATCTCGTAGCGTGCCAGATCGGCTTCCGTGTTCGCCACCCAGGTCAGCCAGATTGAATCGAGACCGGCGTTGCTGTGGAAGCCGATCGGCATGGCAGGCGGGATCGTGTCGCGAGCCGTCGTGTGGGTGACGACAGCGCAATAGATCGAGGCATTGCCGCTCTTGTCCACGGCGCGGATTTTGGCGCTGTAAGTGACGTTGGGCTTGACCGCGAGCGTGTAGGTCTCGGCGGACGTTTGAATGCCGACCCATTCGCCACTGCCTTCCTTGATCTGCAAATCGTAATAGAGGAAGTCCGTCTCGCTGTTGAAGTCCCATGCGATGGTCAGCACCGTCGCGCCGTCCGCGACAGCCGAATCCATCACCAGGCCAGATGGCACGGCTGGTGGATCGTGGTCGAACATGGAAGCGAGTTCTTCCGGGCTCACCGAACCGAGGGAGCCGGCCGCCGCGCCAGCGATCAGCAGATTGATCTTTTCCCTGACGCTCAGGCCGGGTTCGCCGTTCTCGATCGGTGCAATGGAAACCGGCATCGCCTAGTCCTCCCACACCGAGCCGTCCTGCCACTGGCCGGTATCGCGCCAGTGGCCGGTGGCCAGAATCCAGTTGTTTCCGAAGCTTTCCTCGGCAGCCAGGTTGGCCAGCGTCACGAACGACAAGGCGATGTTGGCGACGCCGTTCGTGACCCACTGGATGGTCAGCGAGTCCGTGGCGAAGCGGGACACGAACATCCACGAAATGAGTTCGATCTGCGCTGCCGTCGCGCCGATCGGCGTCTCGGTGGCGATCAGCGTGTCGCCGCTGTCGATCTGCCAGTTGCTGATCTCGTGCGGGATCAGGCTGCCGTCCGTGGTTCGGATCAGGATCGCCTGGTGCGCCGGATCGGCATGATAGGCGTCATAGAAATCGGTGCCGGCGAAACGGATGTTCGATCCTGACATGCCCTTGATTGGCGGGAAATCCTGCGCCCATGTCGGCACGTAGATTTCCGCAGCCCTGCCACGGGCGCGGACAAACACGTCAAGCATGGTCATCACATCGGCGTGCGAAACGCCCATGTAGGTCGCGGTGAGCGTGCGAGAGATCAGTGGAACCGGCGTATAGGTCTTGGTAATGCCTCGGCCATAGTCCACGGTCTCGAAGGCGATGTTGAAGGCCATCTGCGGCTGCTGCACGTAGTTCGGCTTCCGCAGCAGCACATAGCGGCCGTAGAAAAGCGCGGCTGGACCGAAGACTTGAGTCGTCTCGCCCTGCGGGCCGCCGTCGAAAGGCAATGCATCGGCGACGCGCACGACGGTGCCCGGCTCAACGTCGAGCTTGATGGCGGACGTGGCAATCGCCGTGGTGTAGATCGAAAGCGTATTGGTGTTTTGGAGCGACGCCGGCACCAGTGGCAGAAGCGTTGCGCCCTGCCCCACGGCACCGACCACGCCGGCAGTCAGAACGACTTGGTTGCCGGATACGAAATCCACGGTGATCTTGCGAGCCTTGCGTCCGGTCAACAGCGCGCAATCCATGCTGCCGTGCAACCAGGTTGGCACGCGATCGAGCTTCAGCACCGTTGCGCCGTCCGATACGGTCTCCACGAGCGTAGCGCTGTCGGCCGAGAAGTCGCTGACCAGAACCTTGCCATCGCGGGCCAGATGCAGAGCATCGGCGAAGGTGCGAAGGCGGTCGCCGTCGAGCAGAATGGCGGCTTCTATCGTGCGGCGCGGCTGGACGCGTTCAGACCGACGCTGTTCACTGCCATCGCGGCTGGTGAAAACGTCGGTCTTGAATTCGTAGGTGTCCCGCACACCGTTTTGCCAGTTGGGGACGATTGGGAGAAAAACGGCCATGCCATGCTTTCACGTCTGAAAAGTGAAAATACCGTCTAACGTGAAAATTTGCAATGGCTACCCGCCTTGAAGTGCCGCAGAAATCTTGCGCGCGTTCCGCGTCATGTGGTTGAGGATGACACGTTCGCCGGCCACGGTAGCCAACGCCTGCTCAAGCACGTCGGCCGGGTCGAACAGGTTGACGTTCTTCACGTTGAGCGCTTGACCGCGACCGCCGCCGCCGTTGTTGACGTGACGCGGATCATCCTGTGTCAGGACTTCCTCGCCCTTGAGTCCAATGATCGGAACTTCGTTCGACTTGAGACCCATGACGCCGCCCGTGTGATGGCGAGCCGCGTTGGCGAAGATTGCCGGGTTGACCATCTTCGTGCCAGAACCTTCGCCGCCGATGACGCCACCCTCGTGGAACAGCGACGTGATCCAGCCGGCGATGCCGCCACCGAGGCCACCGCTGCCGCCGCCGCCTGCGCCGCCCGAGATCGCGTTGAACAGCGCCTGCTTGACGATCGCCTTGCCGATCTCGATCAGGAAGTCGGCGATGCCCTGCAACAGCGCATCGAAGAAGGCGTGTGCTGCGTTCTCCCCGTTGGCGAGCGCCTGTGCGAACGCACTGAATGCATTGCCACCGATGTCGGCCAACTGCTCGTTGATCTGCTGCGCCTGCGGGAGGAACTGCTTGTCGATCTTTTGCAGCGTCTGGCCAATGCCCTCCTGGATCGCCTGCAACTTGGCGATCTCCTGATCGGCACCGGAACCGCCGATCGCCTGCCAGAACGCGATGGCTGCCGGGATGGCCTCTTTCAGCTTGTCCTCAACCTGACCGATCTGGTCGATAGTGCTGGCAACCTTGCCCTGGTCGCCGGCCGCCTGCGCGATCTGCAAGCTTTGGAACAGGGCCGTGCGCTGCGCGACAAGTTGGTTCACCTGATCATTGGCATGGGCGCGGTCAAACTCGGCGCCGGCCTGCTGTTTCACCAGGTCGAGTTGCTGTTGCGTCAGTTCGACGCCGGCCTTCTGCGCCTTGTTGGTTTCCTCGACGACGGCCTTGTTGATCGCGGCCTGGCGCGTTTCCTTGGTCTTGTATTCGAGCGTCGCGGCTGCCGCGTCGGTGCGCGCCTTGAAGTCCTTCTCGTAGTCGGCCGTGAGCTTGGCCTGCTCCGAGATGCCCTTGTAGGCAGCAAGAAGACCTTCGGCGTTCGCTGCATGGTCGCCCATCTGACCGGACACTTTGTCGAGCACAGTGCCGGGCGCGCCGCCGTTCTTCTCGTCGGAGGCGTAGATGTTTTTGGCGTTGCCAGCGTTGATGGCGGCATAGATTTGCAGCAGACCGTCGCCGGCCTTCACGCCAGCGTCGGTGAGGTACTTGGCAACAGCCTGCATCTGGCTTTCGATGCTTGAATCCTTGCCCACGCCATACCGGGCGCGAGCAGCGGGACCGAACTGTATCAGTCCTTCATAATTGTTCCCGGCACCGCCCACGATCGAGGGATTGAACGTGCCTTTCGTCTCATAGGAGATAGCGGTCAGAACGTCCTTCACGTCGATCTTCAACTGATCGGCAATGATCGTGGCGAACTTGACGATATCGCCCATCTGCTGTGCGGACGCCGAGCCGGAATTGCGCTGCGCGACGTAATCGGCCTCGTAGTTCTTGTGCGTCGAATCGAAGGCCATGCCCGCCTGAGCGCGAATCTGCTTCGTCTGCTCGGCGGTCAGCCCGAGAATATCCTGATTGAGCCTCTTGGCTTCTTCCAGCGCCGCGTTCTTCGCCTTCAGCAGTTCGCCTTCGATATAGCGCTCACGGTTCGTCAGATTGGCCTGACGCGTTTCGTCGCTCAGCGCCTTGCCCTGCTTGTCGATGATCGCCTGAATGTCGAGGCGGGCCTTCTTGTCGGCTTCCGTGAGATCGGCAGCATTCCGCTGCTCTGCCGAGCCGTCTTTGATGGCCTGCAACTCATCCTGGCGCTTCTGCACGATGTCGGCCAGTGCCACGCGCTGCGCTTCGAGGGCGCCCATGTCGGCATAGACGGTCTGGCCGGCCTCCAGTAGCGCCTTCTGCTCGGCAAGCTGGCCGTTGATTTCTTGGAGCTTCGCGCGAACGGCTTCCAAGTCCGTCGTATCGACGTTGCCCATGAGAAAATTGGCAGCGCTTTTGAGTTGCTTGGCGTTGCGCAACGCATCGTTGGCCGCGTTGTTCAGATCGTCGCCGAACTTGTCGAGTTCCTTGCTGACGCGAGTGAGCAAGCCCGACTGCTCGATGATGGTGAGCAGCGCGTCCCACGCCTTGCCGGCAGCCTTCGCGGCTTCCGACCAGGAATTGGTCTTTTCGGCAGTGAGCGCCAGCTTTCCGGCAAGGATATCCTGCGCGAGCGTCATGGCACCGGTCGTGTTGCCGGCCTTGGCCATCGCCTCTATCTGCGCGTATTGCGTCTCGGTCAGGAAGTTGAGTTCCTTGTCGAGATCGCGAACACTTTCAACCGAGCCGGTGAAGGCAGCCGACAGCTTCTTTCCAACTTCGGTAACGTCGTCACCGGAAATGGCGCTTAGCCGCTCGGCCATCTGCGCAAGCGGGGCAAAGTCCTGCTGCTGGACTCCGTCCTTGATGAACTGTTTGACCAGGCCACGGGCCTTGTCGGTCGCAACGCCGAACTCGCCCATCTTGTCGGTGATCTTGACCAGTTCTTCGGCGCTGTAACGGCTACCGTCCGCCGAAAGTGCCAGTTCCTTGTTGAAGATCGCGAACGAGTCGGCGGCTGTCTTGAGACGCAGGGCCTCGGCGATAAACGGCGCCAGCACAGCCGTGGTCGCGGCAATGACCGGGATCGATCGGGCAAGCACGCCCATGACATTCGGCCAGACTTGGATGATCTGGCCGGCCTGCTGGGCAAAAATCTGCATCGGCCGCTGGCCGGAAGCCAGCCCCGAGATCACGTCGTTGACCTGGTAGCCGAGGTTGGTCAACTGATAGGGCCGCAGCCCGAACGCCGTGATGTTCTGTGCCTCGCCCTTGGCATTGGTTGGGCTCAGCGACGTGCTGCTGCGAAGCGCATCGTTCTTCCGCTTGAGAACGTCCTGCGCCTTTGACGCGGTATTGGAGGCGGCAGAGAGCTTGTTCAGTTGCGCAACGACATTCGCCGTCGCCGCAGCCTCCCGGTTGCTCGCGTCGATTCGCCGAATCCAGTCGCCGTAGCCCGACTCGCTCGTGGCGTTCAACCTGGCCTGAATTTGAGCCTTCAGGGTCGCTACCGCGTTGGCCTTTTCGTCGGCGGCGCGGTTGCGGTTCACGGCGTCGATGTAGCGCAGCCAGTTGCCGTAACCGGACTGGACGCTGTTGTTCAGACGCTCCTGGATTTCCGTTTTTCTGGCCGCAACAGCAGCGGCCTTTTCCTCGGCGGCCGAGGCTGCGATGGCAGCCGACGCCGCAGCCTGCGACGCAGCCGCCTCCCGCTCCATCGACGTGGCGAGGCGATTGAACGCGGCAAAGCCGGTCGCTGCGGTGCTGGTGATCTGATTGAGGGCCGCGCGCTTCTGATTGAGCGTATCGACGGCTTCACGGGATCGGTCGCGGACTAGCTTGATGGTCTCGGCAAGCTCGCGCATCTCCGCTTCGTTGAGACTGCCTGACTTGCGCCCGCTGTCGAGCGCCGCCTGGTAGCGCGTGACATCTGCCGTGAGTTGCTTGTAGCCGGCAACGGCTGAGTCGATCTCGGACTGAGCGACGCCGAGGACATCGCGACGGCTGGACGTTTTGGCAGCAGCAGAGAGTTTTCCCTGCTGCTGCTCGATGTCTTTGAGAACCTTCGAATACTGGTCGCGAGCCTTAACGGTAAACTCGACAACTCTCTCGTTAGCCATCCGTCAGTTCCTTCAACTGCTTCGCCAACTCGCTGGCCATTCGTTCGGTGCCGTGGCCTGCTACGCTCTGGTTCGGGATGCTGGAGAGCGCCATCTGAAAGAGGGAGATTTCGGCGGCCAAGTGAGCGTTGATGCGCTTGACCACGAAACCCGCCTCTACAAAAACCTTCGAGACTGGATAGCTGAATGCGTTTGGGTGTCCGTGATCGAGCAAGAGGCTGATCTGGCGATGGACACCCTCTATCCAGTGATCGATGGTTTCAGGGATTGCAGCTTCGTCGTTGCTGCAGTTACCCTGGTGACGATCTCCATCAGTTTTCCCGGCCCACCTTCGGCTGCCAGTGTCAGGCGGATGATTTTGTCCAGCGCGTCGATCTGAACGGCGGTCGGCAACCCGATCTCGCTCAGCCGCTTCGCGTTTTCCGGCTCGCCGAGGCCACAGGCAATGACCAGCGACACCAGCGGCGCGAAGTCGTCCATCAGCGCCACCGCGATTTCCTCGGCGCTGCCAGTGAGGTTCCCCGCGATGGCCTGCGCGTACAGGTTGGCAACAACGTCCCTATGATGCCGCACGATGAAGGTGATGTGGGGAAGGCTGAGTCCGTAGACCTTCAGCGCGTTGGCGCCGAAGGTCACGGTCTCGAACGGAATGGTCAGTGTCTCCAACTGGCTCATTGTCGTTCCTTACGCGGCCGGGCGGCCGTCGCGGTAGGCCAGCGCCAGGTTGCCCTTCTTGAGCGCCGTCACCGTGAGGCCCATCGTCTGCCAGGCCGGCGACTCCGGGTCGTTGACCAGTGCCAGATCGCCGTTCGGGGCGATGCTGACACGCGGGAGCGTGATGTCGGCCTGCTCGCCAGCGGCGTTGAAGGAGATGAACTTCAACTCGCCTTCGACGAGGCTGACCGTGGAGGCGATCTGCTGACGGGTCGAAACCAGGGTGTCGAAGCCCACGACCCATTTCGCCGCGTCGACCAGTGCGGTGACGAGACCGAGTTCTGCGTCGAGTTCGTAGTCCGTCCCGAGCACGAGCGGTGTCGGCGTGACAGGGGCGCCATCGGTGACTTCGACGTTGGTCAACTTGCGGGCACCAGTCGGATTGCTGTCGGTGCGGCCAAGCTGAAACGTGTCGCCGGCCTTGACCAGAAGATAGGTTTCGCTCTGATCCGTCAGCGCCGTGGCCGTTACCGTGCCGACTGCGCCCATGAACCAGTAGGACACATTCTCGGGACGCATGTCGTTGGTGCGGATGGCGCCGTTCAGGGCGGTGGTGATCGGAATCTCCGCATCGAGAACCTGAAGGCCGGCCTGCGATCCGTAGTTTTTCAGGGTGGTGCTGGCGGCCGTCAGGGTCAGTTCCGGGCAGTTGCCGAGTTCGCGCAGCGGGCCGGGCGTCTGCGTTCCGGCCAGGTAGCGGGCAAAGAACGCCTTGCCGCGCGGAACGACGAGATTGCGAGATTGGGTATCCATGTGGCAGTCACTCCTTTTTCGTGATTATCACGTATAACGTGATTTTCGGTTAAGCGAAAGGTGTCTCAAGATTTTCTGCCAAGATGAGCGTCACCGGGACCAGAAAATATGCGACGGCGGAAACTTCATCGTCGGGCGGCCGATGAACAGGCTCTCCGATCTGCACGGCGATGACGCAAGGCGCTACCGAACCGAGACCGAGAATGTTGTAGTCCTTGGCGACCCTGGTCTTGACGAGCGCGGCAATCACATCGGCTGACGCACGGTAGGCCGGGTCAAGCGGATGATCCTTGTCGTCTTCGACAAAGCCTTGCACCAAGAGCCGAAACTGGTTGGTGGAGAGGCCAGACGCCATTGCGCCGTCAACCGGCTCACGCGAGCGCGGGTCTTCCAGCAGCGACAGCATGGGCAGCGGATCGCTATCCCCATAGATCGTGCGACCCCGAAACACACGTTCCGCAGGGCGACCGGCCGCGTCCACGAAGTCCGAGAAGTCGTGACGATAGCCGTTTGTCGGCGTGATTGTCTTGAGGGCTTCGCCGAGCGCCATGACCGCGCGCAGGCGGAACGGATCAGGATAGTCGGCCATTCTTCATCAACTCCATTTGGCGGGTGAACTCGGCTTCGAGATCGTCCAGCGTTTCGGGCGTCATTTCTTGAAAGATACCGCCCTCGTTCGATGCGGCTGCCAACGCCTGGTCGACTGACGGGCCGTAGAGCAGCCACAGATTCTTGCCGATCGACTTTGGCTTGTAGGCGCCGGCCGGGGCTCCACCGCTCGTGCGGACGGCAAGCCCGAGATTGTTGTTCTTGAGCCGAATGATGAAGGCGCGGGAAATCGATTTCGTTTGACCGGGCTTCACGGTGACGTTGATCTTGCCACCGACGTGGCGCGAACCGCCTGAAAGGACGCCCTGCCGGCTGAAGCGTGCAAGCGAGGTTGCCTGGCCACGGCCCTCGATCGTAGCGATGAGCGCGCCGCGTCTGGCGCGAGTCTTGACCCACAGGCGCTTGCTCGACGGTGAGACATAGGACGCTGGAAAGGCGACCTGTTCCCGCGCGGCGCGCGCGGCCCGAGTGCGGCTTCGATCTGCGGTGCGGTTGATAGCGCGCACCAATGCAGTTTCCACGTCGGCCGTCACTTCGCCGATGGATGGCAGTTGAGCAAATTCGACGACAACCACTGCTGCGCTCAAGTGATGATGCCTTCCCAAACGGTGCCCGTCGTGTCGAGGCCGGCAAGAAGTGCGTCCAGGTCAGCTTGAGAAACCTCGCTTACTTCCGCTGCGACATAACCCTCCCGCTCCGGGCGGCTGGTCGACGTGCGATAGGCTTCGGAGTTTCCAAAGATGACATATGCCTTGCCGAGTGGCTTCACGCCTTGGGCAAGCTGGAAGACAATGCGATTGGTGAGATCGAGCAGCGTGGGGCCGTTTCTGAAATCCTCGGCCTGGTTCTGCGATGCCACCTGCGCCTTATGCAAACGGACGGTGACGCGAACAGGCGTCCCTGCGGCGTGTGTGATGTACACCGCAGGAATCTCGAAGGTCTCGTGGATGTCCGCGAGAGCCGTCCGTTTCTGTTCGCGCCAACCGGCCATGGCCTAGATGTCCAGGTCGTCGCTGTCGGCGGCCTTCTTGCCACCCTTCTTCTTGGCAGCAGCTTCCGCCGCTTCCTTCGCGGCCTGCTCCTTGGCAGCAGCTTCCGCCGCGTCCTTCTCGGCCTGCTCCTTGGCGGCAGCTTCCGCCGCGTCCTTCTCGGCCTGCTCCTTGGCGGCAGCTTCCGCCGCGTCCTTCTCGGCCTGCTCCTTGGCAGCAGCTTCCGCCGCGTCCTTCTCGGCCTGCTCCTTGGCGGCAGCTTCCGCCGCGTCCTTCTCGGCCTGCTCCTTGGCAGCACGCTCATCTTCTTCCTCGGCCGAGGAAATGATGCCGGCCTTCACGAGGTCCGCTTCGGTTGGAATGACCGCCGCGCGAACGTCTGGACGTAGAACGTAGTCCAGTTCCGCGCCTTCCAGTTCGACGATCTGGCCGGGCAGCACGACCGGAGGATTCGCTTTCGGATCGCGCTGAATGGTGTGAATTGCCTTGATGTACATTTGAGATGTCTCCGTTGGGAAAAACGGCCCGGCAGTGGTTAGCCGGGCCGTGGGGGATCACATCGCTGCCGGCTTACGCCAGCACGCGACCCTTGAAGGTGCGGTTCGGATACAGCGGCACCGGCAGCGGCGAAGCCTGGTGCATCAGGAAGTCTTCGCCCGGATCGTCGGTCTTGAACTGCTTGCCGAACACGCGCGCGTTCGCCAGGCCGCTCTTGATCGCCTCGTTGTCGAAAATCGCGCCGTAGCACTTGACGCCGGTCGCACCCGGAGCAACGAGCAGGATATCCTTTTCGTTGAACAGGTCGATCCGGGTTGCGCCACCAGCGCCATCCGGCACGTCGACCGTATCCTTGTAGGCCCAAACCGTCAGACCATCGGCAAGCTGGCCGATGTAGGTGAGCGGCTGTTCCTGGCGCAGGATGCCGAGCGAGATGTTCACGGTATCGTTGCCGCGATAGCGCGTGTCGAGCGCGTCCTTGATGCCGTTGTTCTTGCGGAACACCGGGGCAACCTGAGCACCCACGATCAACTGCGCGGCAGAGCCGCCGCCGTTGGCCAGGTACATCGTGTTCATCCAGCTTTGGAGATCGCCGAGGATGTCGGTGGTCGGGTCGCTCCAGTAGTTGCTCGACTTGGTGACGGTGTGACCGGCCGCGCGACCGAAGTCCAACAGGACAGACGGGTTCTTGGCGCCCTGCTCGCGGTCGTAGTCGATCTGCACTTTGCCGTCGATGAAGGCGCGAGCCGCCATCCAGGCTTCCCGCACGTCGATCGCGCGGTTGTGCATTTCGGTGATCTCGGCGATACGCATATCGTACTTCTCGGCGAGCGTCGGAGCGCGGCCGGCGTTGATGAAGATTTCCGACGGACGGATGTTCTTCAACTCGGTCGGGCGCACCGCGTTCTTGAGCTTGATGTACGGCGCCGTGATTTCGGAGATCGTCTCGGCCTTGGCATTCTGCATCGGCCGCCCCTGTTCATAGGGCAGCGTGAAGGGTGCCAGGAAGCGGGTCGATGCCGGCAGGTCCGCAAAGCGGATCGCACCGTCTTCCGAGAAGTGAGTCTGCGTGAAGAAGGTGTCCAGCCAGTAGGACGGAATCGACTTGTAACGGTCGTCCTGCCGCAGGGTGTAGAGGTCTTTCGGAGTCCAGAGTTCGATACCCATGGGATAACTTTCCTTCGAGTTCGAGGCTTACAGGGCCTGCGGGGTTACGGGGCCGCCACGGTCGAGCCGAAAAGAACTTCGCGCACGACGATGGAGGACGGGGTGGGAGCGCCAGCGAACGCGTTGAACTTCTTCGCGTCGGTGTCGAAGCTGACCGGCCAGTTCAGCATATGCTTGGCCAGGCAGCCGCTGCGCAGGACCGGGATGCCGGGGTTCTGACCGTTCGGAATCACGATCTTGAAAAGCGTGATGCCGATGGCCTTGATGCTGTTGGCCGGCGTGACGGTATCCAGCAGCGCCGGGACCAGGTTGCCTGAACCGTCGAGGCCGACAGGGGTGAAGGCTTCCAGGGTCTGGTTGGCTGCGGCCTGCAAGTCCTGAACGACCACGGCCGGCGTCTCGCCGACGATGAGTCCTTCCAGGACGGGGTTGATGCTGTCGGTCCACTGCGACGGGAAACCAGCGGTGGGACCGAGCCTCGGAAGATTGACAGTCATTTCGACTTCTCCTTGCGTCTACGGTTGAGCCTTGGGCCGTTAGCCCTTGACCATTGCGAGCGTCTTTGCGGCGCGGCTCATTTCCGTTTTGTCGGTTTCGGCGTTGGCGTCGGACTCGATGCCGGCGCCTTGGCCGCGCATGGCGTCACGCAGCATTCCTTCCGGTGCGCCTGCCGTGGGCTTGGACTCTTCGCCCAAGGTGGCGAGGAACGCGCCCGCTTCGTCAGCGGACATGCTGGTCTTGAGGGCGGCGTTGAGCGCGGCGGTCGGCCGAGTTTTGCCGGCGTCGGAGCCGAGGATCGCGCTGATGCGAGCCATTGCTTCAGCCGCGCCCTGCTTGATGCCTTCCGCGAGACCTTCGGCCTTACCGGCTGCCTTGGAATTGTCGAGGTCGACCTGGGTGAGTTCGGCCATTTGTTCATCTCCTTCTGAGAGTGTGGCCCCAAAGGCCGTGATAGCGTCGTCAAGGGCTCCGATTTCATCTGCCAAGCCGTTGTCGATCGCCTGTTGAGCCATGAAGGTGCGCGCGCCGGTCGCGTTGACCGCCTCGACACTCATGTCCCGGTTTCTCGCCACCGAAGCGGCGAATTGCTCGTGGAATGCATCCACGCGCTCCTGAATCCGCTCGCGCGCCCCCTCGGACAGTTTCTCGTAGGGGTTGCCCTCCATCTTGTCGGGCTGCGAGCGGATGATGTTGACCGTGATGCCCGCTTCTTCGAGCATCTTGGAATATTCGACGGCGACCACGACGACGCCGATGGAGCCGACGCCACCAGTGCGGGCGACCGTGATATGATCACTCGCGGAAATGATGTTGTAGGCGGCCGAGTAGGCGTGTTCTGCGGCGAAGCCACGGATCGGCTTCTTGCCTCGGAACGCGTAAATCTTGTCCACCAGGTCGAAGTTGCCCGAGACCATGCCGCCGCCAGAGTTCACGACCAGGGCGATGCCCTTGACGTTGGTGTCCTCGACGCCGCGCTTGATGGCCTGGTAGATATACTCGTAACCGGTCGCCCACGCCCCGTATGCGTAGGGGAAGTCGTTCAGCAGAAGGCCCTTCACCGGCACGTGGAGGATGCCGTTCTTCACGACGTAAGGGCGAAGGTATGAGCGCCAGTCGTCGCTCGCATACCAGAAGTTGTCATCTGCCTTTTCAGCACCGGCCTTCTCGATGACGCCCATGCGCTCGCCGAAAGCGCTCAACAGCGTCTGCAGCCAAGCGCCCTGCCCCTCGTCGATGAGTGCGGGCTGATCCTGGAATTGTGCGATGATAGGGTTCACTGCTTGCCTCCATCGCTTGGCGTGGCCGTAAGCGCGTTCTGCATGTCTTTGCTGTTCTGGTCGTAGATCGACGGATTGCCGTAGGACTCGTCGAGCTTGCGCTCGCGGGCGATCTGGCGAGCGGTCTTGCGCCAGTCGCCGCCTGACATTTTGGCGATCTCGATTTCCTTGGTGGAAAGGCCGTTCACGATCTTGAGGACCGCAGCCTGCGTTTCCTTCAACGGATCGATCTGACCTTGGCCGGCGCCGATCCACTCGCACGCGCTGAACGCCTCGGCGTTGAGTCCGTCATAGAAACGCGGCACGTCGCGGCGCTTGAAGCACTCAAGTTCGTTGTAGTTGATCGCTTCCTCAAGCCAGAGGCGATAGACGAAGTTCGCCACCTTGTCGGCGACGGCTCGCTTGATCGCCATCATGGTCTTCAAGGTCTCGCCGAGCGATGCTCGGGCCGACGAATAGTTTGTCTGCGTGTAGTCGCGCGACAACTGCTCGTAGGAAACGCCAAGCGCAGCCGCGATGTAGCGCAGCAAGCTCTGCTCGAACTTGTCGCCGGCCGGGCTGTTCGCACCGGGGTTCTGGATTTTGAGTTTGGTGCCAGGTGCAAAGATCGGAATCTTCGCGCCATCCATGTGCAGGTTCTTGGCGCCGCTGGCGTACTCGGAAATCGTATTTAGGTACGCGTTCATCCAGGTCGTCGTTGCGTTGCCGTCCCCGGCACCAGCGCCGAGGGCTGCCGACACGTCCTGCGGAATCTCTGACTCGATCGACGCGGCATAGGTCGCTGCAACGACGGCTCGTTCCAGTTCCGTCTTGCGGAAGTGCTTGGTCATCCGCATTTCGCTGAGCGCGGACACCATTGCCGCCACGCCGCGCGTCTGATCGGGACGCAGTTCCTCGAAGACGTGGTTGATGATCATCCGGCCCCACGACTTGCGGGCAGGAATGCGCTTCCATGTCGGCGTCACGATCAAATTCGAGCGATAGTCGCTCGGATGCGCGTTGCGAATGTAATAGGCGATCGGTGCGCCGAAGGTATCGGACTCGACACCCTTGCGGAGTCGGCTGCCCTTGTACGGCGTAAAAATGCGGTCGCGCGGGTCGGACAGCCGAGCCGGATCGATCATCTGCACGGCGCTTGCGAACGGTCGGCCATCGTCGAACCATTCGGCCGACTGCAACACTTCGCCGCTCATCAGATGCACACCAACCGCGAGACGAACGATATCGGTCAGGGTCTTGGTGCGCCTGGCATCGGGCCAGCACTGATCGCTCTCAGCCCACAGCGTGAACTTGGTCTCGATTTCTTCCTGCGCCTCGGCTTCCCACTTCTCGTCATCCTTGCCGAACAGGACTTTGGTTTCCGGCTTGGCGTTCAGAAGAAAACGGGTGCCGACGATCGAGTCCTTGCGGATTGTCGCGCCGCCAGACACGTAGGCGTCGTTGCGCACCGTATCGAGCGCACGGGCATCCAGGTCGTCCTTGAGCGGGAGCAGATCGGCATCAGCCGAACGCAGCGCGGGCTGCCAGCCTGCGAGCCGGTTCAGCTTGTCGGCGCCGTCATAGGCGACACCGCCCGCTGCCACCGCCGAGGCAACGGGCGGCTGCACTACCTGGATCGCCGGGGAGACACCGGCATCCGATCCAAGCAGGTCCGAGAGATCGAGGTTGCCGCTCATCCCCACACCGGCCTCAACGGACGCGTCGGGCCGGTGCAGCCTGCGACTTCCTGTTCGAGTTCGCGGATATAGGCTTTCAAACGGCTGGCGTTGGCTGGCGTGTAGCGAACCGATTCGCCATTGGCGTCGCGCACTTCCACCGCCGACGTGCCGGTTTGCAGTCGGTGGTAGGCGGTCTTGGCTTCGGCAAGAAGGTCGGCGGTGGTCGCCATCGGTCATCCAGCGTGAATTTCACGTATAGATACCGTAAACGTGAAACTAAAGCAATATAGAATTGATTTTCAATAATATAGTGAAATTCTAGGCGAGCTTGGCCGCGAGGTCTGCGAATGTCATTTCACCCTTCTTTGCCGTGGTTGGCTGAGCCACTGCCTCGCCGCCGAACACGAGATCGTTCTCATCCCACGGCGCAGCCCATCCGGGCGGCTCGTCGTAGTTCAGCCGATCGATGTTGAAGGTGACATAAGGCACCGTATTTTCCAGCGGCCGGATCGCCAGGCCGAGCGCATAGTACGCCAAGTCGAACGCTTCGTTGCGGCGCTTGCGCGGGTTTTCCCAGCCCTTCTCAGTCCGTATTTCCGTGGTCATCTGGTTGTAGAACCATTCGGGCATCCAGTCGGGGAATCGCAACATGCCGCCAACGGTGTCATCAGCGCCGGTATCCTCGACGCGGCGCGCCAGCATGACCGAGAGGCGATCCTTCATCAGGTTCGAATTGAGCAGGATCACCGGCACGTCGCCCTTGGCGATGGCGAGTTTTCCCTTCTGGCTGGAATCCGGCCAGGTGGTGCTCGCGTGCGGCTTGGTCTTCGACGGTTCACCCTTGATCAAACAGAACCGACGATGCAACCCGTCTCCCTGCTGCCGCAGCCGGCGCCAGAAATTATAGGCGTGACCCGTGACACCCTCGGCGCCGCCCGAGTCACTTCCGGTCGCCCGGATACGCATTCGCCGGCCGCTGCCGTCCGCCAATGGGTAGGTTTTCAGGATGACCTGTTCTTTCAGTACATCCCAATCCTCGGCGAACGCGGCCGGGTCAATTGGCAGTTTCTCGCCAGCGCCGTTGAGACGATCCGACAGACGCACCTTGAAGCCGTCGATCACCACCATGTCGCCGGTCGCAGTGAAGCCGTGCACCTGGACGACAAACGCGGACTTCTGCACGTCAACCGTGGCAATCGCAAAACGAACGCCGTGCGGCACCGATGGTTCGTCCTCGGTCGATCCCCAGTCCTCGGCATTGGTCTTCAGGTCTTCCGGCGACCGCTCGGACAGGCGCGACGCGGGAATGTAATAGGAGCCCTGGTCAGTCGTGACCGTTTTGCGCAGCGGCGCGTCGTCGCCAGTGTCGGCCAGCGCCTTGATCGCCCGCAGATGCTTTTCGACCAGTTGGCCCCAATCCTGATAGGCCGCAGCCGGCCCCTTCATCCAGAATGACGCGATGCTCGACCGCGCTGCCTTCATGCCGTTGCGCTCGACGATCTTCTGCTCGGCAGGCAGCCAGATCAGGCCGTCCTTCACCCAGCGTCCACCCTCGTTGAGTTCGTCCTTCATCTGAGGCTCAAGCACGCCGCCGCACTGGTACGTCGGACAGAGCATGTATGTCTGCTCGCGCGCCTCCATGATGTCCTCGCTATCGGGATAGCGAAGCAGCTTGAAGTCGGGTTCGAACGCCTCATTGCAATGCGGGCACGACCAATACCAGCGGCGCCGGTCGCCACGGTTGTACAGTTCGAAAATGCCTCGGATCGGCGGCGCCTCGTGCGGGGTGCTTGGCGACCACTTTGGATCAGTGATCTCCTTGTTCGGGTTTGGCGATGCCTCCGCGAAGGTCATGCCGAATCGCTTGAACGTCGTCGTTCGCATCTGCGCCAAGTCAAAGGGGTTGCCTTCGCCGTCTACGTTGTCGTCCATGCGCTCGTAGTCGATCAAGCCGACGCGCGGCATGGTGATGCCGGACAGGTTGCTGGCCGTTGGATAGGTCAACAGCAAGCGCATCCCCGAATCGAATTCCTTGTCGAAGGTGTTGTCGTCCTTGCGGTGTTTAAGCTGGTGCTCGCGGACAGATGTCGATGCCTGCAAATAGCGCTCAAGATCGCCCTTCGACCACTTGCGCGCGTTCTCGCGATCCATGTGCACGAGCATCATGTCGGCCGGATCGGTCATGACAGTGTGCGATGTCCAATTCAGATGGATCATCGTCTTGCCCGTTCGAGCGGGACCGATGAAAACGCAGCCCTGAAAGTCGAGGCTGGTCAGTTCGTCCTGCGGCTCTTGAATGTAGGGCGTGCGCTTGCGAGACCACTTGACGCTGTGACCGCCGCCGCTTCCGATGCGGGTGTATTCCTCCGCAGCCTCGGTGACGCTCATGCGCTTTTGCGGCTGCAAGGTCTCGAAGCCGCGAGCAACGATGCTCTCTATGGTCTGATGCTTCGCTTCAGCTATCAGTTCCGCCACTGATGGCGGTCGCATTCTCGCGGTCATTCGTCACCAGGGATCATCGTGGGCCGCGTGTCGGTGTCGGCCAGTTCCTTCTCGATCTCGCGAGAATGCGCGTTGGTCTGAAATTCGCGCGGGAAGTCTTCGAGCTTCGTCTTGATCTGCGCGTTCATGTCGGCCACGCGATCGACGAGGAAGTTGTACTGCTCGTCGCTCAGCTTCTCACGGCCGGGCATATCCTCGATCCACATCTTGCTCTCGTGCCGGATCAGCATCGAGACGCGGGCGAAGGTCATCAGCACATCTTCATCGTGCCAAAGCTGGCCGGCCGCCGTGAGCGCCCGGATGCGGGCGTTGGTCATCTCCCAATATGCCTTGGAAACGATTGGCGGAAGCGACGCCTGGTTCTGCTGCGCCAGCCAGTCTTCGATGCTGCCCTGTGGCGCGATCAGATACGACATTGCCGTGAGGAAATCGTACATCGGCTGCTGCTTGCCGCCGTGAGTTGTCCAGTCTTCGACGGGACAGCGTTCGAGCCGCTTCTGAATTTGCTTGGGATAGGCGCCGAGAATGTTGGCGAAGAAGGTCACACCCTGCGGGCGACGGAATTCCGTGTAGTGAGGCAGCTTCTTCGCAGCCTGCTCCTGCAGCCGGCGCGCTGCTTCTTCCTTGGTCGGTCGGCCGCGCCTGGGGCGACCCGCATCAGGATTGTATGCCGGCTCGTCGTCGCCGAGCAGGTCGGAGAAGTCGTTGTCTTCGATCATCCGTCGTCCCTGTCCAACTCGTCGAGGAACGGGCTCCGCTCCACCGCGCCGCCGCTGCCGCAAAGATCAGGGTGCCAGCGGCGCCCGTATGGCCCTTTCTCAGGAAGCCATTTCTTCCGTTGCGGCTGTTCCCGCTTGGGCTGCGGTTCGGATTTGTCAGCCACCGAAGACCGCCTTCTGATAAGCAATGACTTCGCTGGCCCGCCACACCGAAACCTTGTGCGATCTCCGCGTCTGCCTCGGGAATTTGCCGGCCTTGATCTGGCGATAGATTTCGCTTCGAGAGAGCCCGGTGATCGCGATGACCTGCGGGAGTCGAAAGCTTTGGTCGATGTCCATTTCACGTCTCCAAGTGCTGCTATCTTGATAGTCACTTTTAACGTGACAATCAAGCAGAAACACGATAAACGTGAAACATCAGGTCGGACGCTGAACCCGAAACGATGGAGAGTTCGTACCGCCAGGGGCGGGGTGAGCGTCAGTCCCGCATTGCGATTGTTAAGGAGGCGACCATGACTTAGGCGGCTAAAACCGCCCTCAACCTGAATTTTTCGATTGTGAAAAGGTCGTCCGAGTCAGAACCGGGCGGCCTTTTTGCTATGTGTCGGTCTCAAGCCTATATACGTGGAGTCTTTCCACGGTCGAGCAGGCACAGGCAGTATGGCAATTATCTACGAGCGCGGCACACGGGCCAATTTCACACCGACGAATATGGACAACGTGGACGGAACCAGGGCATTCCTGTCGCACTATAACAATTACCTGTTTTTGAAATTCGTAGCCAACAACCCGGAATCGACCCTGAGCGAAAAACTCGACGCCGAGGGCGAACTGCTGATTTGCGAGAAGAAGCTGGAATTTTGGGAGAAGCACCCCAAGTTCGTCCTGTCCGCCGCGCTGAACCAGATCAAGACCTTGAAGTCCCACTACCGCATGGATTTCGGCGATCTGAAATACCCTACCTTGGCCCCCCGTGGCGTTGAGAAGGGCAAGACGCCGTTCGTGGAATTCCGCTCTGGCGAAAGCCGGCGTGCTCGTAAGAGGTAGCGGAAATCGAACCTATTGCATTTGCTTTGTGGACTCATTTTTTCAAAAATGCGGACTGCTTCCTTATAACCTATTGATTTTATTGACGATGTAAGTCCCTCTCCCGCTACCACTTCAAACCCACTATCGCACGCAATGTTTGTATTGCGGCGGCCGATTGATGCGGCCCTCTTTTCGGCATGCGGGGTCGCTGGGTGGAGAGCCACGGTCGAGGGCGGCCCAAGATCGCAGGCGCCGCCCACATCCCGGCATGTTTTCGGCAGAGCGCAAAATGGCCGGTACAACCGGCCCATCCTCGATCAATCCTCCTCAACGGGTGCCGGGACCTCATCCGGTAGGATTTGCGGTCCAACCCGGTCGGCAACGAGCATCGAAAGCATCATCTCGACAAGGCCGTTGGCGGCCCCCTTCTCGCCACCGGTAGCGCCGATCTGGATCTGCGGCACGAGCGGTAGCCTGCCATTTTCGATCGCCTCGGCGAAGCGCATGAGAACCTGCGAGTTGAGCTGATAGTCCGGGCCGCCGAAGGCCGCGACCTTCTTCTCGGTGGCTTCGGCCTCCGCCAGACCGATGGCACGAACCCTCTCGGCATCCGCAAAACCGGTCGCCTTGATGCGTTCGGCATCGGCAAGCGCGATAGCCTTGATCATGTCGGCCTCGCCCTGGCCGCCGAGGCGCACCTTCTCGGCCTCTGCCTTGGCCGTGACCTGAATGGTTTCCGCCTGCTGGCGGGTGCGGGCGAGTTGCGCCTTGCCCTCGTTCTCGCTGATCTCGATGGTAAGCGCCGAAGTCGTGATCTTGGCTTGCTGTTCGGCGAGCGCCTCCTTCTCACGCAACGTGCGTTCCTGGATGGCCGCCTTCTCCTGCAATTTATAAGTCTCGACCTTTTCGACCGCAATCTGGCGCTCGCGTAGCTGGATAAGGATCTGCTCTATGCTGTTCTGGCCATTGCCGGCACGTGGCGTACCAATCAACACTTCCTGCAGCTCGAGGCTGTAGGAATTGAATTTCTCGCGCATCTCCTCGCCCGATTTACGCTGGATATCGCTACGCTCCTGCAAAAGCTGGATCAGCGTCTTGGTCTGGGCGATATTCTTGAAATAAGCAGAAACCATCGGATCGAGCGTTTGTTCGACAAGCCGCTTGATGTCGCCGAAACGCTGCACCACGAGTGGCGCCTTCATATAGTCGATGTGCACGACGACGGACAGCGGCAGCACAGGCTCGAACGCATCCTTGGTGATCAACGACACTTCAGACAGGTTCTCGTCCAGCCTGTGTTCGCCAAACTGCTCCTTCGTCCATTTGAGCACGAAGTTGGTGGTCGGCACGGTGATGATATTGCCGGCATAGGTATTGAACGCATACTTGCCTGGCAGCAGCGGCGTCGACCAGACACCGCGTGCGCCGATTTCGACCAGCTCGCCGTGACGGTATGCCTGCCCGGAAATATCCGTGCCGTGGCGGCCGTTATAGGAGACGACGACACCCACCGTGCCGACGTCAATGATCGTCTTCTCGACCAGTTCGACAGTCGCGAAAATGCGATTGAGGAAGTAGCTGCCGTCGGCCAGCACCTGCAACTGGCGGCCACGGTAACCACCGGCATCGAGAAACTTCTCCGGGTCCTGGAAATTGTTGTGGAAGTTCGGGTCGTTCGGATCGTTGGCGACGGTCGGTGCGATGATCTCGCCGTCCGGCAAGGCCGGACCGTCATGGATGGTGACGATACCGATCATGTCCTCGGCATTGTGGATGACGACTGGCTCAAAGCCGCCCCGCTCCGAGATCATGCTGGACATATTGGTAAAAAGGTTTTGTTCCGACGAGCTCAGATTAACGGAATGGATTGACTGGGCGGTGAGCACGATGAACTGTGCGAGATTGATGGCATAGGTGCCTTCACGCAAGATCTTGCGTTGGGGTCCCTTCTGTCCACCTTTTTCGAGAAAGCCGCGCACATCCTGGAAATCATCGGCATCGGTGTTGGAAGCAAGTGTCTGCGTCGGAGGCAGCGGCTTGCCATCACGGGCAAAGACATAGCCGATCTGACCCTGCGGGATGGTGACAAGATTGGCGCGATGCATCGAATATTGGAACGGCATGAAGAAATGCAGGCCGCCGCGCACGACTTCCGGCTGATAGCCTGCCTCACGGTTGAGCGCGATGAAGCCATTGCTGACCGAGCCGCGAAAACTCCATAGTTTTTCCAAGATGCCGAGCCTGTCGTTCGGGATGTAGCGGACCACGCCGCTCCACCAGAACAGGATCGCCAGCACGATGACGAGCACGGCCACCTCGATAGCCACCCATTCCATCGGGCCGAGATATTGTAGGGCTTCCAT